CTTTCTTAACTCTTTATCGTAAACTATACCTGAATAACAATCAAACTTGATAATTAGATCGTTTTCGTTATACGATCTACTCATAAGCTGTTCTTGAGTATATGTTCTCATACATTTACTTTCTTTAAAATAAAGCCTTGTCTGCATAGCTTAGTAATGGAATCTGGACAATTAGGAATATCATATAAAGCACATCCTTCACAAGATTTTCTATCTACTCCAGGTACTAATTGATGTAACCTACTTCTGAAGTTTATATACTTACCATTATAAGCCTCTTCACTTTTATCTACTATTTTCTTTGTCATATTATGCGTATTTACTAATTAACATAAGTAAGGGAGTATATAACTGTCTAATCTGTCTTAGACTGTCATAACTGTTTAGACAGTAACGTATTATACTCTTATAAAGTTACTGTTTAGAGTAATAATTTAACATTTGTTATAGTTAATTATGGCTATTTAATATCTATTTTTTAACATTATTTAAGATAATAAATAACTGATACTTATCCTTATCTATACTTTCATTCAAGTAAAAAGTAACTACTATGTTCTTCCTATAAGCTAGATCATAGTTTAACTTAGTAGCTTTAGGGTGTCCTAGATGAGTAAATACAGCATCTTTAATATTAGATCCCATATGTACTTGTACTATATCTATCTTCTTATCTGAGGAGTCTACTGTACTATAGATATCCTCCATTATCTTTGTAATAACTTCTTGATTTGTCATACTATATATAACGTATAATTGTTAAAGATCTTAAGATAATTTAACATATATTATAAAATTTTTTATATAAAAATATTTTAGAGAAAGGAGATGCGTTCGAGGAACACCATACAAACCATTCCCCCCTGCATTGAATCGGCGGGAAGTCCCCCATAAGATCAAGTATTAATCAATAAACTTTATATCGTTATGAAACAGTGTTATTATGTTGCTAAATTCTATTCTAAGCTAATGCCAACTATTGTAGAGGAATTCCCTTTCACACCTGAAGGCTATGAAGATGCTAAAGCCTATGCTGAGATTATGTCTCGTACTAAAGATGCTACTTATTTTGTGTTAATTGTAGATAATGCGTAACTATGGATTATGTTGAGAATGATTTCACTGATGCATTAATTGATGCTATATGTGGAGAAACTATTGAGGAGGATGGCAATGAAGACATTAGGTAAGTTATTGTTCTTACTTGTATCCTTCGTAGTTGAGGGGTGTAAGTATTGCTGGTACACAGTGAAGAAGTGGTTTATGATGGGTTACTACGATAAGTAGTAACCTTATCACACCAATGCAAATCACACTCCAATTCAAATAGAGAGTATTAACATAAATTAACGCATTATGAGTACAGAAGAAGTAAATAACCTTGTTAGTCTTGTTGCTGATACAGCTTTTAGTATCGCTAGTGGTATTGTAATAGATAGAGCTAGTCTTAATTACGATCTTTGCATGATATCAAATAAAGAAGTGAGAGATCATGTTGTAGATGTAATTAACTCGCTATTTAATACTAAGTACGAGAGTAAACCTACTGACTATAGAGTACAGACTATACAGTAATTACCTGTAACCGCAGCGCACCAAGGCAAACCAAACACGCCTGCAACAAAACGGGAGAGAAATATAAGGGATTAGAGGATGTGATGGGGTTGTAGTCTACAATTCTCCACAAATAATCCCTTATTCTCCTCAACGCTAGATATTTAAACACCATAATATATAGCTATATTTACATTTTACTCACCATTAAAAAAACAAAGTCATGGCAACATTTAAATTAATCGAAGCTGAGATTAGAACAGTTCCTCAGGGAAAGAACAATGCTGGTAAGAAATATCTTATCGGTAAGTTGAAGAACAATGCATGTTTCTGGGAAGAAGCCAGAACATACACTAACTTTGACGATGCAGTAGTGAACGCATTCATGCAATTACTTCCTATTGCAAAAGGTGGAACAGCTCAACAAGAGCAACCATTACCACCTGAGATGACAACAGTATGTGGTAAATGGGTAGATTTTGTGCCAGCACAGAAGTTCTACAAAATCCATTTATCCAATCATCCAGCTGGAACTCGGATGGTAAACGGACAGACTATACAAACTCCTGAGATACATGCAGGAGACCTTGTAAAGGCTGGAGGCATTCCAACTGTATTCACCACACTACGTGTCTTTTGTCAGACATATCGTGATGATGAAACCAATGAAATCGTATACAGAGCTGGTTGCTCTCCTGCAGAAGTAGGAGGAAGAGCATTTCAAGCTTATTGTATTCCTATCGCAGAAGACAATTCACCTCAACAGGTAAATGAGTCAACAATGCAACAACAAAACGGAGGAGTAGTGCCAACTCAACCACAAACTATACAACAGCCAGTTCAACAGGCAGCTCCAATGCAAGGTCAACAGCCTGCACAGCAGGCTATGCAAGGTCAAAGTCAACAACCGACTTATAACCAGAACATGATGGGAACAGGAATGTTGTAGGAGAATTAGCTGGTCTACCGAAAGGTAGACTAGCTTTTTTTATTTGTCAATAACTCAACCATTTAGCTCTGAAAATCATTAACAATTAAATATATGACGACAGATAGTGAATTCAAATTCTGTATCGCCTTTGCAGTAGTACTATTATTAGCCAGCATTATCTGTTATCATTTTGTAGGCATATGAAAATATTTATTGCAAAGTATCCAGGTAAATACCCAGGAATGGGTGGAGGAATGATCATAGTTGCAGCTAACTCATTAAATGAGGCTGTAGACTACGCAAGACCATATAGCAAGGATTATACTATTGAGTATTTTCATGAGGCTAACAATATATTGTACTCTGGTGAAGCTGGAGTAATTGCGGAAGATCATTACGATGAAATATAAAAGATATAAAAAACTCAATAACTTCCCAAGACATTGAGGGCACCAGTTTCTTATAATAGTGTAGTTGGCAGACGTAAGGGCGTACTCAGCTGCCGTGTGAAGCAGTGAATTCTGTGGACTGATAGAGAACGTGTAATATTCAGGCTATGCGTTACGTAGTTATAAGTTTTAGGTGTAAAATGCAAATTTAATTTCTTATAATAAGTTTAGGACTATCCTTGTAAATGCTTAGCTACTACAACATTGATTTCTAGAATCATGACGCCAGAGTAGAGAATTCCTGTTACAAGTTTTAGGTGTAAAATACAGTTTTTGATAAACAGATTTGTCGCAAAGTAACTATTCTGTGAAATGCAACTTACTTCTTATGTTGTGAAACATACACGCCACGTTACAGTTATAATAGTATAAGTTAGGTATGCCCTTATAAAGACTTAGGTAACGCTAAGGACTATACTATTATAACTCTTTTCTTAATGCAGCTACGAAAAAGCCGTGACAAGCCGGTTATATGGAAATGCAGAGTCAAGAAGCTATACCGCTTTATTATGCACAAATAAAGTTAAAGATTGTATAGTAATCCACGTGGTAGAGGCACAGTTAGGTTCGCTGTGGTGCAACTCTTATTAGTAACTAATCCAAAGCAAGTATAGGAGAACAGGTTTTTAACTATTTTTAGGCAGATAAAAAAATAGTACTTGACAGTCTAACACTAACTGAACAATAAGTGTTATTTTATGTGGTGTAGTCGCACCTGAATCCGCTGTCGATGCGAACACTTTCAACGTTAAGACGGATGAGTATCTTCCCTGGACAAGAAGAATACAATAATCAAGTTCCAAATTAACTCTCTACTGAATCACAGCCTGATACGTTTAAAGGTAGCGTGTGCAGGTAGAGAGTTATTTAAATAGAGTAAGAGAAAGAGACGGTGCAACGTCAGCATATGAAAGTATACAATAGCATAATTAATGCAATACTGTATCTTTAAGGTGAGAATCCTTGACATTCCTATGGGGCTTATATCTCTTCAATCGGTTTAATTAACCTACATACAGAGAAGAGTATTAGTGCAGATGTAAAAATTAGGATATATCTATATAGAATACCTGGCACGGGAACTAACCTGATACAAAGTTGGTTACAAATGTGCAATCATGGCGATGTATAGATGAATAAAGTTATCCGTATGTAGAGGATACCATCCGCCTCTACCATCCTTATGGTTTATTATGTAGTTCTATTTGGTTGAGAACTTTTTTAAATTCATGTGTGTCACAAGAGTGTGATATCAGTACGCTTGTCTGTGAAGATAGGCGTATTTTGTTTAGTAACCAATATTAACAATATATGAGTGTATTTAAACAAGGTCTTATTGTACTAGTAATAGGAATATTATTGCTAGTATTCCCAGAAATAGTTACCCTAGGTATAATAGAAGATTAGTTTATTGCTATGGGAGTAGTATTAACATTTGTAGCTATAACAATAATATTATCTGATATGATATATAGGTCATTTGGGAGTAAGTAAATTTAATCATTAAAATATCAAATTTTATGAAGAAAGAATTAAGTATCAGACATCTTGTAATAGTCACAATGAATTTGAGATTATTACAATTCTTAATTAAGAAAAAAGTTTTAAGTGCTTTTCTCGATAATTGTGAAAAGAGAATGTTCGATGGGAAAGTAACAATACTACAAGCCTGCCAAAAAGATAAGAGATCTGTTTGTGATTGGGGTGTAGGAAATTATTTCAGTTGGGAATGCTCAAATGAAGGCTATTGTTACTGGCAAAACCTAAGTACTGAACTTAGTCACAATAAGAAATATTAATAATGAAAAAGAAAAAGGTAAGTTATAGACACATTGTAGTAGCTACGATGGATCTAAGATTATTGCTATTCTTAATTGAGAGAGGAGTGCTAACAAAGTTTCTTGATAACTGTGTAAAGGGTATTTGGTATCAAGATACTATGGAATGGATAACAAGAAAATTCAATCATACTACACTGAAAAAACAGATAGTAGGTATAGAAGATTACTTCTCTTGGGCACGTTCTCCAGAAGGTCATAGTTATTGGAATGATTTATTTAATGAGTTCTATCATGAGTATTCTTAATAGAATAAGCAAGAGTCTTCTAGTAATGATAATTATTGCTGGATGTATATACTTTGGTTACACTTTATTTAAAGAGGAACCACATAAAGTATACAACTTTACTGAACTGATCATTACTTACAAGAATTGTATTATTGTAGGTAAAACTGAAGTGCACGATGTACCTAAATTGTATCTTATGAACCCTTACATTAGTAGAGGTGGGTATAATATGATTGACTACACTGTATATGTGACAAGAGTAGTATACAATAATACATTTATTGGTGATACTATTGGTAAAACTAAACAAACATTTATTAGAAGTGATTAAACCAGACAAATTAACCTATAGACATGCGCTATTAGTTGCAATGCCTATTGAGCTATTACAAGTATTAGTTCAATACAATGCGCTTGCTGATTATGTAGATTGTATATTATCTCTACAAGATAATGAATACACTCTAGATAAATTAGTAAGTAGAAAGGACAATAATCAACGTATGCCTAAATACATACGATATGAGGCATTGTCACAATGGAATCCTTCATATTATCTGGCTTGGCATATTGCATGTGATGATATACAGTATTTATATGATCAGGCAATAACTAAGAGAATATACAATTAATAACTAAAACAAATTTTTATCAAGAAAATGAGTAACAAGAAGTTTTTCACTATCTTAACAGTAGTATGCATCCTCATTGTGGGAGCAATCTTCGCTTTAACTACAGATGTAGTTAGCGATGCAATTAATCATTTCCGTGGTACGGAAAAGGTTGAACAAGTAGTAACTGATACTAAAGAGGAAGTTACTGAGTATACAATTCAAGACGTTCTCGATATGCGAGAACAAGAACGAGAGTATCGATATCTTGATTCTGTGTACATGGACATTCCTGATATACCTCTTATTGCTATATTAATGCGATTCGGAACAGATATGTCGCATACTGATATCAGTAAGGAGTATTTGCTTAACAGGAAGAATTATGATAATGTAGAGTTTGGTGCGCAAATCCGTGATGCTTACGAACACACACGAGTCTACCAGCCGGATTCTATACCGATAAAAGCCAAAAATGATACTGTACTGCCAAACCAACAGTAAATTTTGTCTAGCCTAAGTTCATATAGTCTGTGAAGATAATATGGACTGTCTTCAGAAGATGACAAACCTGTGGGGCGTAAGTAATAAAGAGTTCTGAAAGATTGCAGGTAAGAGTATGCACTTATTGGCAATATGCATACCAGAATAATTTATTACGATCGTGCAGACGTTAAAATCAGGTACACCAATAAGATTTAGTTTGACAGCTATTTCTGATTATGTGTTAAAACTGTTGGAGAGTCATATTAAACAAGTAAGAATATGGAACATTGAATCTTTACTCTTATTAACAAATGACAACAAAAGGGGCAAACAGAGGTTTGCAAAAAGTAAATACCTACTTAGAAAATCCTGGTATTGGGTCGTCGTCATATAATAAGTTAAATCAATTAAATTATTAATATTATGTAGAATGAAAAAGTTAATTAAACGAATCAGAATGTACTTCAAACTGCATGCATTACGCAGAAGAAGTAAAGAGCTTGCTTTCGACAGTTTAGTTACTAGTCCAAACAAGTTCAATCAGGTATCTAAAGAAATAGATTGCTTGATTAAAGGACATAAATGGAATCATCCGTTTAATCCTAAAGGTAAGATGGATAAGACGTTCAAGGAACGCTTATACTGTACTCACTGTGGTGTATACTTCCATGAACATAAGTATAAACAAGATTAAATCTGTAACAACTTAATAACATTATCAAAATGAAAACAAATATCTTAATTGTAGCCTTACCTGAGTATGTAAACGCAGAAGAAGTAATTAAACAAATTGGTGAATTGCTTCAAAATCCAGATCAAATCAGTGGTATCTTTGTTACCCCTAGTGACTTAATGTCTCTATCTGATGCAGTACGCCCAATAGCTACTAAACGAACTCGTAAACAGAGCAGGTTTGAAGAAGCTGTAATCGGCATTATTGATGCTATTCCTGATCATGAAGTGGATTGCCCTGCATTTCGTGCTACATTCCATGAATTGTCATTGAAAGGCACAATTGACAAAATAGTACTCGAAACTATTGCTATGGGGCCGAAAAGCAAGAATGATTTCGAATTCCTGCATAAAAACAGTGCAGAAGGAATCGTAACCCTTGCACAGACTGCACTCGCAATGATCAATAGCATAGGAGGGTAATATCATGGGAAAGACGTTTAAAGAATCATATGGATCTTCTCAATTAAGAGAAGAATACCTTAAGAAACAGAGAACTAAATCCCGTAGTAAGTCTAAATTACAGCCGTATGACCGTAAATCATTCAAATCTTTCAGTTATGAGTAGATTACTAGGCTACAAAGTTGTAGAAGATACTAAGAACAATCGTTTGAAGAACGACTGTCCTTCACAGTGTGACAGAACTCACTGTGATGTATGTCAATTTGGAACTGACTATTCCAAGGTGATACAAACTAAAACTACTGATGCTATCTCGCCAGAGGCATACGGTAGAGATTTTTATTAACCCTAAACAAGTTAGTATGGTGAAAGTCAATCCCAATCGCTATAAACGACCAGAGCCCTAATGTACTAGTCTATAAGACCAGGTACAATGGAACATACTACGTTCAACCATCATTTGATGTTCAAGAGAGTGAAGGATATGGGTCTCCTACAAAATAAGGAGTACGAATATGTAGGTAGCGATTTTTTAAAGAAATTAAGACATTGACTGTTAGGTCTATTGAATCGTCGTTTGGACACGGGTTCGATTCCCGTATGCTCCACAAGTATATTATATATACTTACCACCAGCTCACGTGGTATATAAGACAGGATGCCGGACCCGCAGGTGTAACGAGATAAAAACCTGCACTTGGGGCATTATGGTTTTGACAGCGACAAAAGAGGATATAGAATAGGTCAATAAGCTGATAACTGGCAATTATAGTTATATTACGGACTATACTCGTATTACAGCGTAATATGAGAATCCAACGGCTAAGCTAATGTCGTAAAAAGCAGGAGTAAGTAGCTTTATTTGGATTAGAAGCGTCAACACTGATAAGGTTGAAGGAAGGGTGTTCGAGTCTCCCTCTTACTACAAACTTAATTATCAAAATTAAATGTTAAACTCAAAAGATGTGTGATGAGTGCAATTGAAGTAATTCCCTGGGTTAAATTTAATAAACCAGGAATCAAAGAAGATGTAGAACAAATGGTTGAATCTTGCACAAGTAAGATGGACTTTGTTTCTAAAGTAAAGACTAAGTATGATCTTAGCTTAGCTGATGCTAATGTAGTAGCCAACAAATTTTATCAAAAAAAGGAGGTATAAAAAATGATTGAATTGAAAACAGCTGGCTTGTACATAGCCAATGGTAAGAAGACAAGTATTCTTATCCGTGTAACAGGAGAATATCCTATGCTGAATATCGTCAGCGGTGTATTACTGAATGATATGCAAAGAGATGGTACTATTACTAAGCTTGACTCCAGTAGTCTGGAGATCCAAGATATTCTTAGTAATCCTAAGTCTTACGTGTTTGACTATCCTGCCGTTGGAGATGCTATCAACAACGAGGAAGGATTAGAAGCAAGTACTTCTAAACAAATTGAGTACAGTGAAAATGTATTCAGTAATTGGGTAGAAATCTACGATACGTATCGTAAGATGCATCCACATGAATGTGATATTAAGATGTTAGCTGTAATCATCAAAGAAGGTTATGGAAAACGTCAGGCTGATCTGATTCTCAAACAGATCAAAACTCGTATGAAAACCCGTGGTATCATAATAGCCTAATGTCACCGTCACTCTATTTAACTATAAATCTCGATGAGGTTTATAAGAGACATGCTTTAACTGTACCAGTACTAACTACTCCTGATAGGTGTATCCCTTTCATGTTAAATGGAAGAGAATATTGTACAGGCAAAATGAATTTCGGAAAGGCATGGTATGCATTCCTAAGAGATGAAACCTCTGATGGAGCAATAATGCGTGGATTGCCAAATTCAATTGAAATGCAGATCAAACACCCTAGTATTAGAACAATTGTAGATTGGATTACTGATAAGTTATTCGAACCTATGATTACTAATGCAGAGTTTGCACAGTCTAAGACCGAATTAGTTCGGTTAAGAATTGCGGTTAACATGATTAATTCTTTATCTTATTTAAGTCATAATGATAAAATATTATGGACTAATTGGGTTCAAGAATTATATTGGGAACGCAAGAAGATACTACACGAGTGGTATCTACAATATATATTACCTTTTTAAGGTTATCTATTGACAAAGGATTACGATTATTGGTTTAATCGTAGTCCACTAAATTGGCGCACTATGAAAGAAGATGAAAAGCTTCTGATTGAGCAAGCCAAAGAGGGTTCCGAAAGAGCTTTTACTACACTTTATAATACTTACAAAAAGACAGTATGGTATACCGCTTTAAAAGTCGTAGCCAATACAGATGTTGCAGATGACATTACATCAATGGTATTCACTAAAGTATATACGAAGCTTGATACTTATACTCAACATATTTCATTTGAGATGTGGTTGAAAACTATTACAGTTAATACTGCAATAGATTATATAAGACGGAACAAAAAAGAGAAGTTAAATAACTATATTGATGAAGAAGATTCTACGATACAGTTGGATGCACTAGATCATAGCCCTGAAGACAAGTTAATATTCCAGCAAAATATTGACATCGTAATGGAGTGTATACCCCGTCTTAAGAAGAGATATAGGGATTTAATTTATGCTAGATTAGACGGTAAGTCTTACCAGCAAATTTCAGAAGAGCTTGCTATACCTGAAGCAACAGTTAAAGGCTGTTTGAATAAGGCACGGCAACGTCTGAAACAAATGTTTAACCAATATTAACCAATACTTACAATTTATGGCAAATACGTTTTTGATGTTGCTAGCTGCAACTATCGTACTCTTCATCATCGCAAGATGTATGAGAGATGCCAAGGCCTTTGCTAAATTTATGGCCATTTTAGTAGTAGGTCTTATCGTAGGTACAGGATTAAAGTCTGCAGTTAGTTCTGCAGACAATACTCCTGAGAAAACTGTAGTGACTACTACAGTGGCTAATCCCACACATAGTTCTACATCTCCTTTTGTATTGGAGAGAGTAGATGCCAATCTGGACTGTGTGAGTAAGGATACAATAGCCAGTGACAGTGTAGTAGTTGAGGCAGAAGGAATACCTACAGGGAATAGAGAAAGTGCGTTTATAGATGATTCTTGAAAGCCTGTTCAAGCAGAAATTTTGTTATTAATTATCTATAGTATTCACAAGTTTTTAATCTTTTAAAAAAATCATTATCAAAATGGCAACAAAGAATAAAAAAGCAGAAAAAGCAGCAAAAGATTTAGCAGCTAAGAAAGCTGCAGAAGCAAAGAAGGTAGCAGAAATCACTGCGAAAGAGGCAGAGGGAAAGAAAGAAGAGACTCCTGCAGATGGTCCAGCTCCGGAATCCGAAGTTAAGCTAGCTGCAACTGAAGCGCCCGCTGTACTTACTGCAAAAGAGAATAAGAAAGAGGATAAAAAGTCCTCAGGTAGTAAACCAGCTCCTACAGCAAAGAAGGAAGAAGAAGTTATTATTCCTGAAGAGGTGAAGAAAGAAGACACCAAGAAGGAAGAAGTAGCTCCTATTCCGTCTATTGCACGTGGACTCCAGAAGATGGCAGATGGTGAACGTATTGACGCAAATCACAAAATCGATTTGATGAAGATGGTTCACAGCGAGTATATTGCTAATCCAAATGCTCCTACTCAGCTTTCACAAGCTATGAAGAAGCAATTCGATATCATGGCTCTGATGGCTTTGATGCAGTATAATGCTCAGTTGGAAGATGACTTCCAGTCCCTTGGAGTAAGAGTAAACAACACTATGGCTATCCAAATGGAAAAGATTGCCCGTGAAACGCTTGGTATTACTTTGAAAGGTTTGCCGGCACCTGACGATCCTAACCAGATGATTATCAACTTCCCTGAGTCTATTCCTGCAGACATGAAAAAAGAGGCGAAGAAGGATATGGAAGCTGCCAAGATCGAAGTTCCTGAACCAGATCCGAAGATGGACAACAAGACCAAGCTTGCTACACTCCGTTCTATTTTCGCAAAACAGAATGGTGGTGGAATAGGTAGTAATATCTTAGCCGGTATCGACTGGGCTCGCAAAGCATTCTCTATCAATGTAGAAGAGAAGAAATCAGTAGTATTTGCTAACATCCTTCAGCAAGGAGTAGAAGGTACTTTGATTCGTGGTTTGCGCACTATGCCTATCGGTAAATTGAATTCCGAACATTCTCCTCTCGGTGTACATGCACTGTTGAAAACTTGGCTTCCTACTCTCCCTGATCAAGAGATTGCGGAAATTGCTCAAGTTGCAATGGCTTATGGAATCGAAAAGAGAACAGCTGATTGGAATGAAAAAGCTCCGGATGACCGAAAGACAACTCTTGAAAAAGAACTTGATTGGTTGAACAGTGACGTTCTTACCGGTATCTCTAGTGATGTTATCGACGCTATTCTTTCTAAGAAAGAAGATCTTATTGTGAAAGATCTGAAGAAATCTTTGGATGTTCGAATTGGGACAGGCGCTATTCGTAAAACACTCGTTGCTGCATATGGCGATTCCGACAGTATCTTGAAAGATAAACTCAACGAAATCGTTAAGTATTATGCTCGACCGATTGTGCGGTTGTCTAACTATGTTGACAAATCTGCATACGCTGACGCAGCAGCAAAATAGTTTCACTCAATGAAACGTTTGAATTTATTTTTAGCACTGTTTGTGCTTAGTTTGGGAGCATTCATTGGATTTAATTCTAAAGCTCCGAGTCAAGCCTTGATGGCAAGTGATCAACCGATGATTCGCTGGGTAGACGTACCTAAGAGTAGTCCGTTGGAACTTAATATCAATCTGAGCAAAGACTCCATATCGATCAGTGGTAACGCTGACAATGCATCAGTTACGATAACTACGAAGGAAGATGTCAAAGTCGTTCCTAAGTACATTCTCAAGGAAGTAGAGAAGCCTATTTATATAGCTAGCTCTTTATCCAATAAGGTAATTGACAAATTCTGTCCATTACAAAAACCAATTCCACCTAAGTGGGATTAAAACCATTCGCTTGAGCCTGACTAAGCCGTGCAGAGTGAAAGTAGTACATGATACTGAAATGTATATTAGATAGCTAAAACTAACTGGTATTACTATAGTATGATAACTTATTGTGTTACGAACTACTTTGTAACTGAAGAAACAATAAGAAAATGGGAGAGCGTGCGTAACCCATAAGTGAGAACCGAACTGGTGACTAAAAGACGCAGATATGGAAGCAGCAGCTATCGTATCTAAACAAGGCAAGGAGTATCGTTTACTTCTATACACATTCGTTGGCTGTATCAATAGCTAAATCACGAGGGAATGTGAACACGTGCTGTTAAAAGACGCTGTTATCTTGACTAAGAATCGACTAGCATTCTAGGGATGGCTCCAAACCACCCTTGCTTGGGCGGTAACCAATCCGTTGGGCTAAAGAATACTAACCTAGTGTTCTACATATATCACGTTAGGGATTAAATATTTACGCTGTAGTCTACTTCTGTTGTAAGGAAGATTAAAAATATTTGAGAACTATTAAATTGGAAGTGAGTACTATTAAGTATAATACATATGTATATGAAGGGGTATATCTATATTATTAATGAGCAGAATTTGAGGAAGACATGGCTGAGTGGCTATGGCCCATATAATATCTCGTTGTAGGAGAGTTATATGACAGGTTAACCGGATTAGGTGACAAACCTATACGCAATACAGTAAACGTTAGAGTTAGCTGTTTGGGAGTAATCCCTATGGAAAGTAGATTGCGTGTCTAAAGCTTATAAGAATTCATAGTATAGTTGCAATTACTATAGTGTTTATGACGAATAAGCATAATGATTAGAAGGTTAATAATATAGAGAAGTGACTTGTTAGTGATGTCACTATAAACCGAACGTGCTTTGCACTGAGGATATAAACTAACTAGCGCATGAAGTCCGCAAAAAGACTATTTGTAGTTAGGTATATGATTAGTATAAGTATATCTATAGGAAACAAAGGAATGTGGTCTTGAGCCCACAATTAAAACTCAAGCAAAGTAAAGCAAAGTTATCTTTAAACTAAGGCTCCCTATAAATAATTAGGTAACGGCTATGCACTCCAGCATAGAGCAGGACGTTACAAAGGGTTCTAAGGGTCTGACACGAAGCAGATTGGACTATGTCTGTGAATTGCCTCGATGAGCGGCTTGCGTATGGAGAATACGAAGAATGTAAGTCTCGTTGATGAATGACCACGCTGAAACGAACAGCTATAACAAATAAGGAGAGTGTAAACATGTTTAACTTTAAAAACAATTGGGAAGTTCAATGGTAGTACTCTGACAAAGTATAAGCCACCCCGCTATCAAAGTATCTTGCTACGAGAAATTCCGTAAAGTAATACTCGCAAAGTATTATGTATGGAGATCGCTGAGACCGTTATAGTATCTCTCATTAGGATATTGGTTGAATGGTTGGAAATACCATGAGAAGAAGTAGTAACCCAGGATTTATTGCAATGCTGGAAGTGAATTGTCCAAAAGTGGGCGTCTTGAAAAATTAGACGGCTTTTGTTATTGGAGTTTGGTAACGTTTCTCAACTGAAACGACCCTCATTCAAAGAATGTTGTAAGCCTATATGCCCGTAGATAGTATCGTACTATTGATGATGGAGCCCTTTACATCTTTGCATCAAATTGCGTTGTAAGGTACGGCAAAAGAACAGGGAAACGGTTGTAGTACGAGTCCCCTTAAGTAAAATCTCGAACTGCGTTACATATCGTTATCAGAAAAGTAGAAGTAAATAAATGAAGAACAGTTGACTCATCCGTCTGATGAGTAAAGTCCTACGGGGAATACTGAGGGAAGAAATATCATCCCGTTCTAGTAAGGAGTTTTACTATACTATCACAAATTTTTCGTATAATCTCATATTTTATCAAATTTTAACTCAAACATGTGTTACCTTATGTTATTGAATTAACCACTATCATTCATAGCTTATATTAAGCGGCTTTTAAGAGACTAAAGCATAGTGACGAAATGGGTAGCACAGATATTTTTTAACAATTAACATAGTATTAACAGGATTTATTTCTCGCTAAGAGATCAATCTTAAAATCAAGAAGGAGAAATTAAAATGAATAAACCGAATATCGATTTGTCCAAATATCGTGCAACGTTGGAAACTTGGAATCTGACAGGTAAGAAAATCTTTACGATTAAGTCTGAACCTGTTGACTTGAACTATAATGATAAGGTGAAGGAAAACGATCCGACCCGGACTGTCAAGCCTATCATGAAGTATTTTATCGAAAGCACAGAAATTTTCAGTACTGCCGTTGTAGTAGCACCGGACGGTGTAACTCCGCTTATTGAGCTGAATGGCAATGCATCATTGCAGTTCAAGCTTGTTCCGGCGAAGTTCAAGGAAGTAAAGATGGAAACCGTTGTCGAAGCTTTGGAAGCAAGTTCCAAAGATGGACGTGAACCGATTTTATTCAGCGATTGTCTGAAATTGACTGAACAGTGTAACAAACTGAATGCAATGGAAAAAGCGAAACTTGAGAAGATCGCTGAAGAAGCTCTTGCACAGTGCGGTTTGTTGGACGATATCAACAAAATGCAGACAGCCGAATGCGATAAGTATTACTCAGAGCTCGGCTATAACGCTTAACATTTCTTGTAACAACTGTTATGAAAAAAGTATTAATCAGCGAACCGAAACGAAAGCTGTTTGAACTCTTACTACAGGATCATCGAGTCAGTACAATTGTAATGACTAACAACGAGGTTCCTGCGTCTATTAAAGTTAACACGGATGGAAGTGTTATCTTTGGACGAACCCCAAAGAAATGGTGGAATTTCTTGTTTGGGGATACAGAGACAAAAGATTTCGAAACGGTTTGTATCCGGATGGCGAAAGCCTTTGCTAAATATCTTCCACCTGGAAGTGGCTTGGCTGGAAGTCTCACTCAAGAGATTATTCGTAATGCTATTGAGGAAGAAGACTATGAAAGTGTAATTGATAAGTTTGTTATGTACGCATTTCTAGGTGTAACGGAAGGCGATTACAAGCTTAATAAACTAAAGCTAATAGACGAAGACCCACGGCAACAGCGTAAAAATGATCGTGGTCAATCCAATGTGAGCTACTATGGTACAGCCTATGTAGATCTCGGAGGAGGTCAGATTCCAATTGGAGTCCGGATCGAAAAATAACAAGCGAGTGTCAGATGGACGACACTCAAACATTTCCTTTTTAAACTGTCAAGTACCAGGTGTAACGGTACTTTATTTTTTAAAACCTAAAGCTCAAGACGATGGGTCGAGCTTATAGGTTTAAATTAATATTTATAACTATGACACATAAAGTATATAATAAATGTCTTTATACATGGATGAGAGATATTGATACTCACGTCGAACGTATAGAAGTGTATGATGGAACTACATTCTATCCTACAAAAGATAGTGAGGAATGGAACGAAGATACTATTACATTTGAGTACCGTCAAATGTATACCAATAGTACATTACCAGTACAAAGGTTCCGTATTACTATTCATCGTAAAGATATTAAGCAGATAGTAATGTGGAATAATTATAAGTATACTCACAGAAGATGCAAACATTGGCATTAAAAACCGTTCGTGGATGATGACCGTAAGGTTAATAAGGCAAGCCTGAAATAATAAAGGCTATTCCTTCGATGGAACCACGAGCACTACAGGTAAGCGATCTAATATACTGAGTTAATTAATCAAGTAGAAATTAAATAATATCAATATATGAAATCAATTACAACAAATATTAAACCGAATATCCTCATTACTAAACGTGATAAACTTACTGATGAAATTAGTCGTTACTGGCGAATCATCAAAACCGAGAATGTGATTAAGAAGGGTTTCAAACGTAACTATGATTTGAAGACATTACTTGTAACAATTCGTGCAATGTATGATGAGCTTCTTATCGTTAAGTTGCGTATTCAGTGTGCGAATATGGGAATGAAGTTCAAGGATCTTCCTAAAGATGCTAACATCATTAACATTTACAAACTGTCCTCTCTCAACGAGTATTATGTAAAACTCGGAGAGCTGATTGAGAAACACACTATTAATCCGGTTCTGAAGGCAAAGAAGGGCAAACGTGCTCTTACTATTACTGAGGAACTAACTCGTAGTTATCTGCGTGGAAAACAGAATGAGTGCACATTGAATTTGAATGAATTGCGTAAAGCAATTGTAGATTTCAATGACAATACAGATCTGAGTGATGACTCAGCTCCGTTATTTTTGATAGCAGCATAAAAAAAGCAAAGAGTAACAGATTAAGGAGGGATGAAAATTCCTCCTTTTTAATAATTTAAATAAATATTTACATTATGAACAAGACTGATCAACAGAAAAATAATAAATATATCAATTACTGGACTGAGTCTGGTAATTCAAGCAAAGAAGCTAACAAGAGTATTAAGTTAGAAATCGTTACAAAATATACCGATAAGAACGGTGTAGAACGTACACGAACAATATATCGTCATCCTAATTTGAAGGATTTGACGTTTGAAACTGGACCTACAGTTAAGAAAGGTCTGACCGAAGAACAAAAGATCGAACGATTTGAGAAGGCAAACTTCAGTGACTATCATAATAAGCTAGTTGCTCACGCCTATGGAACTCCGAAGAATATTGCTAAGCAGCAAGCTCGTATTGCCGCTCATGAAAGTAAGATTACTAATATTCTTGCTGAAATGCAAGCTCGTAAGTTTGCAAAGACTCAGGAACGTAATATAAATAAGAATAATCTTCTTATTATATATCGTACTAATAGTGAAGGAAAACCTTATGCATTCAGTACAACACCGAGTGCTAAATCGTTAGATGCCTTGTATAAAGATGCAAAGGAAATGTTGCCATTCTTAGAAAAGAGTATGAATAACTTCTTCTCTATTCAGATTTGGGAACGTGCTGAGTATCTAAAGTATATGGCTCATGAAACCGCTAATTATCGTTATTGTATATATGCCAAAAATAAAAAATTAGCAGCGTAATGTTAAAACAGAATCCAGATCAATTAGACTGTATCTACATCAAACGTGATGCAGATAAGTTAATTAGAGTGAATACCGAAATTCGGTATGGTCAAGCAGTATTTAATACAGCATACTCTATGTTCCCAGAAGCCTCAAATTGTTTGAGGGGAACTAAATACGATTGCTTCTTTGATGATTCTAAAGTAGATTTGTTTCTATTAGAATTACAAACCGTAAAGGTTTAATTAGACAATAAAACAATAATTAAAAAGGATCCTATATAGCTCAGTGGATAGAGCCGCTAGAAATAGTGTGATTTGCGCCAGTTCGAATCTGGCTATAGGAGCAAAAATCTAAACTTTAATATATGCAAATACGTGGAAAAGCGGTATTTGTATTCGATATCGAGGTATTTCAAAATATCTTTCACTGTTCTGTTAAAGATACAGAAACAGGCGATATCTATAAGTTTGAGATTTCTCAAAGGAAGAATGAACTAAGAGAATTAGTTAAGTTCTTCAAGCAAGTAGACACTTATATTAAGTGGGGAGACTTCTATACTACAAATCTAGAAATAGATTCAAGAGTTATCTTCTGTGGGTATAATAACCTACATTATGATAATCCAATTATAAACTATATAATTGAGTATGAAGATAGATTGATGAGTTACAATGTAGCTACTATATGTGGCTCTCTATTTAATTTAAGTAAGACTATAACTACATCTAAGGACGATGACATAGATGCATGGAAACATTGGAAGTATCAGATATGGTTTGATACTTTTGATTTGCTTACTATGTTATATTCAAATAAACTTAGAGTAGGTTTGAAGGAGATCCAAGTAACAATGCAATATCCTAATGTACAGGAGTTTGTATGTGATTGGTCAAAGCCTCTTCCATTAGAGGATTTCAACAGTATGATAGAGTACAATATTAATGATATTGAGTCTACTACTGAATTGCTTAATAGATGCAAGAAAGATATTGATTTGCGTATCGCTATTGAAAATGAATACGGAGTACGAGTCCTTAGTAAGGATGGTGTTAACATTGGAATGAAGATTTTAACTAAAAAGTATCTCGAAAAGACAGGTTTGTCTTGGTGGGATATAGAAAAGCTAAGATCTCCAATGGATTATATACCATTAAGGGATGTAATATTACCGTTTATCAAATTTGATAGTCCAATACTTCAAAGAGTGCTAGATGACATGAAAAGTCAGGTAGTTTCTCCAGGTAGAAAAGGATATGAAAACAACTTTGTTTTCGAAGGATTACGCTATACCGTAGGAGTAGGAGGGATACATTCTAAGAATGATCCTGAAATTATTATTCCTAAGGAAGATGAAATGCTTATAGACATCGATGTCGCATCACTATACCCCAGTATGTTAATCGAATATGGATTCTATCCTAAACATTTAGGTCCAGAATTCCTTGAAGTATATTCTCAAATCAAAGATGAGAGAATAGAAGCGAAACATAATGGAGATAAGGTAAAGAATGAGACATTAAAGTTAGCGTTGAATGGTTTATCAGGTAATCTACAAAATGAACATAATTTTTGTTATAGTCCATATGCAGTAATGCAGATTCGTATAAATGGACAGTTGCTATTACTAATGTTAGCTGAGAAATTAACTCAAATAGGATGCCGAATCGTCCAAGCTAATACAGATGGTTTATTTGTATTACTTAAGAGAGACAGCTATCAAGAAGTCAACAACATTTGTAGAAATTGGGAACAGCTTACTAAACTTACTCTCGAAGAAGATCGTTTTGAAGCTATGTACCAATATGCTATTAATGATTACATAGCAGTTAAGGAAGGATATAGTAAAAAAAAGAAAGAATTCTATGAGTTTACTACTAAATTTGATAAAGATGGAAATCATATCAAATGGGGGGCAACCAACTCTAAAGGAGAAACCTATAAGAACATAGATGAAATCAAAGCAGACTATATCAAAACAAAAGGTATGTTTATTACTAAAGTATTATTAGGTAAAGGATTATCCGCAAAGATAATTCCTGAAGCTGTAATTAAATACTTTGTAGACGGAATACCCGTAAAAGAAACTATTGAAGGTTGCAAAGATATTAAGAAATTCTTAATGTCTGAAAAGACTGGAAAACAGTGGCATGTTGAGTATATGAATGAAGAACAACAGAGAACTAATCGTTTCTATGCATCTACTGATGGTGGATATCTATGGAAATGGAAGCCTACTGGTTATAAGGAAGGCGAAATAGTAGAGCGTGATGTTCCTTATGTAGGAGTAGAGCAATTTAAAGCTAGTGCACGTTCATATCAGAATATGTTAGCATCCTCTGGTGTTACTTTATTGAATAAATTCGATGATAAACCTATCGAACAACGCAATATTAATTATCGATATTATCTAAGAGAAGCTCTTAAGATAGTAGAGGAATTAAAACCAAGACAATTAGAACTGTTTTAACAGACTCTAACAAATAGTATCAAATTCTTAGTGCATTTGTCATAAAACTTTAATGTATTATGATACTAGAATTAGATACCTCTCTATTAAATAAATTTGATATATCAATTAATCAATTAGTATTTATTAGCCTTGTATTGAATGAGAATCAAACAAATAATCAAGACATTCATGAACTTCTCAGCCGAGTTAATGAAGAAGAAATACAAGACTTAATTCAACGTAACATTGTCGTAGTTACTACTTCTGACGACAATAAAATTTATAGTGCTTCAGAACAGCTCCTTCTCTCTATTAAAAGAGATCAAGAGAGTATGTTTGACCAGTTCTATGAAGTATTTCCGGTTTATGTTACAAGACCTGATGGCACTAAAGGCTATTTAAGGGCAAATGTAAACAAATGTAGAAAAGAATATAACCGTATCATTGGTAAATCTAAAGCAATGCATGATCATATCATGGCTTGTTTAAGATATGAAATCGATGATAAAATGCGAACAGGCAAAATGGGTTATATGAAGACTATGTGGAAATGGCTCACTCAACATGAGTGGGAGTGTTACGAAGAGCAAATGAATGATAACCCAATAAATGAGGACTTGCCGTATGGATCAGGAGTCATTTAATACCTTACCTTTTAGGACTATCTCGCAAGTAACAGATGAGTCCTTAGCTTATATAAAAGCTAGAAAGGATAAAACTATAGTACCTCTTAAAACAGGATGGTCTAAGTTTAATAAAGTATGCTGTGGTGGATTAGAACCAAATATGATTCTAACTATTGCAGGTACTTCAGGTTCGGGTAAATCAGCATTTACAAATACGCTAGAAACTGATTTAATTGATTTGAATAAAGATCAAGAAATTGTAATCTTAAATTTTTCGTTTGAGATGCTTAGTTATCGCCAAATTGGTAGAAAGCTAAGTAATCGATTGAATCGCACTACGGCAGAAATATACAGTGCGGAAGACAGTATGGATGAGCTTACTTATCAAGAAGTTGAAAGGGAAGCTGAAAAATTGAAACAGTACAAAGTGTACTATGTAGATACTCCAAGTAATGTCGCAAATATCGAAAAAACTATAGATTATTTCCATGAAACAGTAGCCGCAGGTAAATGGCTAATTGTAATCCTAGATCATGCATTATTGGTTGAAGGAGATACGGAACGTGGAACAATAGTAGATTTACAGAAGATGTTTATTCGTAAAAAGAAACTTTCTAATACGAGTATTATACAGATTTCACAGATGAATCGAAATATTGAATTACCTGATCGAATAAACAATCCATCTATGCACTTTCCGTTGCGTAGTGATTTAGCTGCTTCAGATGCAATTTTCCAAGCTAGCGACTTCGTGGTAGCACTATCACGACCAGAGTTACTCAATATTACGAGTTACGGCATCAATCGCTTACCTGTAAAAAATAAGGTATATCTACATTTCTTAAAAGTAAGAGATGGAGGAGAACCTTGTATATTAGAGTTTGATAACGAACTTAAGTATGGGAAACTGAAAGAAGTTAACAGGGATACTACTGAGCAGCAAAAAGTAGTATTTAACAACAATAAAAAAATAGGCTGAATATGAAAGCATTTATGATAACAACCCCGAATATTAAGTGTGACCCCAAAGGCAAGTATAAGAATTATCTTTTGAAACGTCTAGTCATAGCTTATCCAGAACTCACAATCAACGGTATTGACACCGAAGAAAGTCCGTTTAGTTATCAGTATATTGGACCGAACAACAAGATTCGTTTCGGTCGTGATTACTTTTCTCGTTGCGACGCAGCAAAATATGCGAAATGTCGCTATTGCCCGTTTGAACGGGAAGAAAATTATAACATGGCAACTCAGTTTGAGCTAGCTATGAAACGTCTTGACGATTATGCTAAGACACAGCGTGATTATGCACCTCTGTATGATTTCCGTCTTAAAGATGGAACTCCCGTACGTGAGTATGCTAATTTCATCCAGGTAGGCTATAAGCTTATCCCGAAAAACAATTTCGCCGGCTACTATCGTAGTTTGCCGAAAGAAGAAAAGACTGTCATTAATAACATTATTATTATGGTAAATAATAGTACTGAGATTAATGCCAATTTAAGTCTCTAATTTTTACTTTATAATATCAGACTCTTTCAAATTTTATCAGATACTATCATATCATATAAAGTAGTAAACCTATTTTTGTATGTTAGTACTACCAACTGTTAAAAATAAACCAAAAGTACAAAATCCCAGATTTCTAATACTGTTTGGCAAACCAAAATCTGGTAAAACTACATTACTTTCACAACTAGACAATTGTTTGATTGTTGACTTAGAGGGTGGTTCCGAATTCTTGGAAGCACTCTCTATTCAAGCTCGTAGCGTAAATGATTTAGGAGAAATCGCAAATCAAATACGTAAGAAGATAAATGAAACAGGACAGAAACCTTATAAGTATATTGCAATTGATAATGCAACACGCTTAGAAGAGATTTGTTTACCTTATGCAGCTACTCTATATCGCCAAACCCCAATGGGTAAGGCGTTTAAGGGTGAAGATGTAAGACAGCTCCCTAACGGGTCTGGTTACTTATATATTCGAGAAGCAGTTAAAAAGGTTATATTTATGTTTAAAGATCTCTGTGAGAACTTCATTTTAATTGGTCATACTAAAGATAAGATGATCAATAAAGAAGGTGAAGAACTAACAGAGATGGCAATAGACTTAGTCGGAAGACTAGGAGATATTGTCTGTGGTGAAGCTGATGCTGTAGGTTACGTTTATCGAAAGAAGAACGAAACTATTATCTCTTTCGAAGGAGGAGATAACTCTGTAAGAGAAGCACGAGCACCACATCTACGAGGACAGAAGATTGTTATAGCAGAGAGTAATGAGAACAATGAGATAACAACTCATTGGGATAAGATTTATTTACCAGAGTAAAAAGATTATAAGATATGTATAGTAAAGAAAGAGCACAACAGATAGTAAAAAATGATGTAAAATTTATTCCCGCAGGTATTCACGAAAACGTAACTTTGAAAAGTGCAAGAGTAGCTGAATCTCCTACAGGATTGAAATTTCTTGAAATCGTTTTCGAGAAAAACGGTGCAACACTTACCCAAACAGAGTGGAAACCTACCAAATTTGAAGGTATGGATGATAGCGCATTGCAGAAGAAAGAGGATACTCAGTTCTCCCGTATGATGCAAATTCTGTTGTGTTGGTATAGTGATGAACAGCTTGTATTCAATGGAACTAGCTTTGAAGAGTTTTCTCAAGAAGTAGTAAACTATTTGAATAATGCTGATAAATCTAAGAAATTGAGAGTAAAGATTGTATATAACGATAAAGGATATACTACTCTTCCATCTTATGCACGATATACATTTATCGAACCAATGGTATTGCCTGAAGGACAGACTTCTAGCATTACTGAATTGCGAATCGATAATTTCACAAAACCTGTTGTTGCTGACACAGAGACACCAGTCGCTAATCTGACTAGTATAAGTACTAGTTCTGATAATGCAGATCCGAACGGATTGCCATTTTAAGATTAGTATAAACAGCTGCCTACGCTAGGCTTTAAGTAGCGGATACGTGCAATGGAGATGTAGCAAAAGCTACCCTTTTTGATAAAAGGAAAGATCTCTGTTGCACGTTTTAAAAAGATTTGAGGGTAGCAAAAGCTACCCTTTTTGTTTTACTAAAATCAATTTAAAAATGCGATTGTCAAAATTTATTAATAAACATTTTTTCAACAAAGATATTGATATAGTAGACCCTAGATATACATTTAATGGTATCAATACGGTTGATGGACAGAACATAAAGCGAGACGAACTCAAGGAGGGTCAAGTAATTTATGCTGCCATTTCTACTACTATCAAAGAAGACGGGAAGAAGAAAAGATTGAATCAACGAAAGGATCTTTATATGCTTAAAGATTCCTATGGCAAATTTGTTTTTGTTGACTATCTAGGTAATGAATATAAAACCTCTATGACAGGAATTAAGATAATTAACAGTCTCACTCCTAAGATGAAGGAGAAAGAGATTGGAGAATTACTTGATGCCTATGATAGACAAAGTAAAGAAGCAGAGAGACTAAAGTTTCTAGAGACTAGCAAACAGTTGGGATTCAACTTCACTAGTCTTGAGCCGGATGAAAAGTTACGTAGGACTATAGAGGCCGGCATAAAGAATATATGGATGGTAGGCCCCGCAGGTTGTGGAAAGAGTACAATGGCAAGAAATGTTGCAGAGGATATGGATCTTCCATATCTTTGTATTTCTTGTGGTATTGGTACGTCGGCTACCGAGTTTATTGGTTATAAGTATCCGACTCGTGAAGCTACTCGTTTTGGGGAGTTTTACGCTAAACCATCTATTATATTGATTGACGAGATAACCGCATTAGATCCAGCAGTTGCCCAGATCTTGAATGCTGTGTTAGCTAATGATGAAATTGAGACTACTACGGGCTTAGTTCATCGGCATCCGAAGTGTATTATTATAGCTACTAGTAATACTTTTGGTTTTGGATGTGACCGTCAATATGTAGCAAATAACCAGTTAGATGCGTCGACCATAGACCGTTTTGTAGGCGGTATTGTGGAAGTTACGTACTCTGCAAAATACGAAAGTCAGTATGATGATGAAGTTGTTGCTTATGTAAACTTACTTCGTAAATTTGTTGCGAAGACAAGTGTACGTAAAGTACTTTCTACTCGTATGATCCAAGCGGGTCATAATCTTAAGTATCATCACTTCCAAGATTGGGCAGAACGCCTAATTGTCAATTGGTCTGAAAATGAGAAGAAACAGCTCGAAGAATGGCTAAAGGAAGAGAAGAGAGAAATGGAAAGACACAGTAAACCTGGAGATAGACCTTCGTGGATACCCTCAGGTTCAGATATTATCACTCAAGTTTTAGAAATGCAACAGAGGATAAGAGGAAAACACCAAGCAGCTTAATCATGAAAGACTTAACATATGTGTATGATAATATACACGATTTTTACACTGATGCTCTTAATCCTACAGAGGATGGGAATATTAATGACTGTAGATATCATTTAAAAGAAGATAACGAACGTTTTAGAGGTCTAGGACTTGAAGAAATTTTGAAAAGTAAATATAATTATCAGAAGGGTCTTGATAATCTCAAAGAGATTGAAATAGACATTAGTCTAGGAGGCTCTTCTCGTAAGTATGTTTATGATGAATTTGATGGAGATGACTTAAACTATGATAGACTTCTTGAAGGTTTTCCAGCAATGCGAAAACGAGTCAAAACGTACGGAATTGGAAGTGGACGTTTAGTTAATGTATATGTGGTTATATCAGAGAATTGTTGTGTCGGAGCAAGTGCTATGATCAATAAAGCTTATACAGCTATACAGATAGTAGACATGCTAGAGGCAATGGGCTATCGTGTTGCAGTATGGGCTTGCGATTCTACTGATGATCCAGGTGGAAGGTTTCGAGAAGAGAGTGGTGTACACTATCAACTAGAAGTATGTCTTAAACGACATGAAGATGCGTTAAATAAAGGTCTAATATTAAATGGTATCAGTCCCTGGTTTTTTAGGTATTTTATGTTTGCTCATCAGAAAGGTCATTATAAGAATGGCTTTGGAATGGGACATTCAGTACCAATGAAACCAGAACAGACTAAAGAGAACATAGTCATTAATAACGGACAATGTTTGACTAAAGAGTCAGCAGATGCAAAAATAAAAGAAATTGAACAGTTATTCAAAGTTGAATGATATTGATATGCGATGAACAGCAGCTATGTGATATCCCACATAGTGATGAAATGTAAAATCATTATTTAAATGGTAGGTTTGAGTCCTACAAGATATCAATCGATTTTGTCAGTTAGGGGAAGAATAGCTCCCGTGTTATAAACACACGCTTAAAGAGATTTTTCTGTTTCTTAATATTTGCAATATAGATTTTGCCGGGTTGAATGTTACTTGAGGTTCATAAGTTATTTGGACCGGTATGAGTAAAATATAGTACCAGAGCTTCTCTATACAACCAGATATTTCTGCAAACAGAAACTGAAAAAGATAACTAGGAGATAGTTCACTGAATTTACTAATTTTAACAAATATTATCCTATAGTAAGTGCTATAGGATACACTGCGGAGGTGGAGCAATGGTAGCTCACTAGACTCATAATCTAGAGACGAGGTTCGAATCCTACGTCCGCAACTAACCAATCGTACAAAGTATGTATGATAAAAGAAGGGTAAAACTACCCACAACTATTACTTTGGATTATATATTATCTAAAGTAACCGAATACGACATATATGCTCACTACCTTGGGCAGTTTAAGGTTGGAGCTATCTATAATAGTCCCTTTCGGAAGGATAAAAACCCTTCTTTTGGAATCTACTATAGTAAGCGAACAAGACAACTTTTGTTCAAGGATCATGGTAATGGTGAATGTGGTAATGTAGTTAAGTTTGTATCTTTACTTAAAGGTATAACTAACTATAATGATATACTAAGTGACATAGTAGATCAATTAAAGATTACCCTAGACACTAAACTCGATAGCTCAAAGCAATACATACCTTCTTCTGAGACAGTAATTGGTGTAGTAAGACAGAATTTTACTTCAGTCGATACCAATTATTGGTCTCAGTTTCATATTTCTCTACCCACACTAAAGAAGTATGATGTAAGTAGTATTAAGTATTATCTATGTAATGGTATAGTGAAAGGTATATATAAGAATGATAATCCTATGTATGCTTATAAAGTTTATAATAACTTTAAAATCTATAGACCATTAGGAGATAAATATACAAAGTGGAGAAACAATCTAACTGAGTATGATATACAAGGCTTTAAGCAATTACCTAAGAAAGGCGATATACTCTTTATTACTAAGAGTTTAAAAGATGTAATGTGTCTATATGAGATGGGAATACCAGCAATATCTCCATCATCAGAAAGCACATTTATACCAGATGATATCCTAGAAGATCTTAAGAAGCGTTTTAAGCGTATTATTATACTCTTTGATAGAGATGTAGCTGGAGTTAAATATAGTCGTAAGGTGAGCCTTAAAACAGGCTTAGAGGCGATGTTTATGCATAAAAAGTTTGAGGCAAAAGATATCTCTGATGCTGTAAAACAAAATGGATTTGAAACTATAAAAGAATGGTTGCAAAACGAAATAAAAAGAAATAGACAAAAGGTAGAGTAAAGAATGCTACACCTAATGTCTACGATGGTATAAAGTTCCGAAGTAAACTTGAAACTTATACTTACAAAAAACTGAAAGAAGCTAAGATTCCAGCTGAATATGAGTCAACTCACTTTGAGTTAATACCCAAATTTGAGTATAATGGAGAAAAGGTAAGAGCGATGACTTACTTACCTGACTTCGTAGGCAAGGACTTTATAATAGAATGTAAAGGACTCATGGGAGATTCATTCCCATTGCGCTGGAAGATTTTCAAATATACTCTAATGCAGAGTAAAGCGAACTATAAGTTATACTTAGTTCGTAACCAAAAACAAGTCGATGCTATGATCGACGAATTAAAAACTAAAAAATAACAGATTATGTCAGAATTTATAAAATTAGGTAATAAAATAGTGACTAAACCCACCGGTCTTGATTATAATTTGATCAACGGGAAAGTGTATAATTTGAAGTACGATCGCTACGAAGGTATGTCGTACTTTGAAGAAAATGGATCACTAAACTTGCCTTCAAAAGTGTATTTGACAAAAGATGATAAGACATTTATTCATCGTGTCAATACTTATTTTGAAAAGACCAGTAAACTTTCTACTGGTGTAATGCTCAGTGGTATCAAGGGCACTGGCAAAACTGTTATGGCAAAAGTAATTGCACGAAATTCGGGTCTTCCTGTCATTGTAGTAAATGAGGATTTCCCTACAAGTAAGATCAATGACTTTTTCTGTAAGTTCTCTCATCCGGTTGCTGTCATCTTTGATGAGGTAGACAAGCATTGGGATACAGAAGACTTGTTAGGATGGTTAGATGGCGTGCAGACTAATGTAAAGAAACTTGTTCTGTTTACATGTAATAATGAAGACAGAGTGAATAGTTATTTGAAAGATCGCTGTTCTCGTGTACGTTATAACCGTCATTTTGAAGCAAACGATAATGCTCGTTTCTTGAAGGAAATCCTGAAAGATAAAGGTATTGCTGAGAATGATATTGAAGAAACTTATGATTTTGTTGTAAGCAACTTCAACTTGTTATCTATTGATAACATTCTGTCATTTATTGATGAAAAGTTGATGTTCTCCGAATTGTCTAATAAAGATATTTTGAAGGATATGAACATTGTCAATAAGAACGGAAAACATTCCGAAGATGATTCAGAATCAGATAGTGAAGTAACTACTATCAATTTTGATGAAGATGACGAAGATGATTACATGCCTTGCGATTGCTAAAAAAATAAGCAGGAGAAATCCTGCCTTTAATTTTCTATTATGAAAATATGTGGAATAAGCGATATACATGGTGAGTTTATCGATACTCCTGTATGCGATGTATTGTGTATCTGCGGAGATATAGTTGGTTTAAATGATCAACGAGCTTTGGATGCATCTCGTAAATGGTGGTATAATAGATTTGCTAGTTGGGTTAACCGACAACCATGTGATAAAGTTATTATTACTCCAGGTAATCATGATTTCTTTCTAGAAGATGCCTATAAAAAAGGTTATCTTAGCGAACTCAAACAAGATTTATCAGTACGTACTAATGGTAAGTTAGTAATATTAATAAATGAAGAGTATACATACAATGAGATTAAGTTCTATGGATGCCCGTTTATAAATCCTATACCTTTTCAGGAAGGTAGATGGGCTTTTGAAAGTTCTTATACAGAGTATAATGATATTCCAAAGGACGTAGATGTTCTTATTACTCATGATAATCCATATGAAAATATGATGTTAGGAGTTAGTTTAGAAAATATTAGTCCTAAAGAATTTATTCATTTATATGGGCATTGGCATGATGGACCTTCTAAAAGAGGAAATAAATCATTCAATTGTTCTATGTTAAATGATATGTATAATCGCAAAAAAGGTTGGAAACCTATAGAGATAGAAGTAATGACACCTAGTGATAAGATTGAAATAAACAAAGAATATTTAGCTATACTTATTGATTCTTTTAAGACATTTAGTATGTTAAAAGGAAATAATATAGGTATAGATGAAGTAAAAGAATTCTTTGCACTTCAGAAAGAATACCTTGGAATGATGTCTGAGGAAGATGAAGTAGAATTACCAATAACTGGAGAGGAGATAGAAGATGAACCTGATACAGAAGATAGTGAAGAAAGCGAAGGAGAAGATTGATGAGCTTTTCTTAATTCGTAAAGTAAAAAATACCGTAGAAAGTTTAATTATTGAACAAGAGGAAGATATAAATAGACGTAAAAAGTATATAGAAGAAAATCTTGAAGAAAGTAATATACATACAGCTATGGTACATTGGAAAGCAATGATAACTGCTAGAAAAAATATTGAATTGCTTGAAGAATTCAAAAATTACGTTTTGAATAATGAGAAAAATGAAGGTTGATATACCGTACTATGAAGATAATACTCGTATATCTAATTCAGCTATTGGATGGTTTTTGAAAAAAGGACCAAGATATCTACGTGATATGCTTGATGGAAAAGAAGAAGGTATTAGTGGAAAGTATCTTGAGAAAGGTACTATGATACATGAATATATTCTTCAACCAGAAGAGTTTTGGAAAGACTACGAGATATTAGATTTCGAAGTGCCAAGAGTAAAACAACAGAAAGACCTATGTGAAAAGTATTATAACTACAAACTGACAGATCCTCTTGAATCAGAGGAGAGTATATTATTATCAGCATATAATTTTGCTTATAATAATAAGAAGTCAGATGAACAGAAGTTAACTGAGGCAAAAAGTATAGTAGAAAACTATGGAAAGTACATAAAGTATTTGGAAATAGGTGATAAGAAAAAGATAATTTCCTTTTCTGATCTTACTATGCTAAAACAGATTAAGACTAATCTTGAGGAACATATTGCAGCTAATAAGTTGCTATTTGATGTTCCTACTACATATGAATGTCATAATGAGTTTCATATTAATTGGGATTATAAGGGAATACCTTGTAAGTCGTTACTTGATAGAGTAATGTTTGACCATGTTAATAAGAAAATTATTTTGATAGACCTTAAAACTACAAGTGATGTTTATAACTTTAAACATTCTGTAGAGGAATTCGATTATTACAGGCAAATAGCTTTTTACATTTGTGCTATTACCTGGTATATGCTTAATGAACTAAATCTTAATGTAGATGATTATGATTTAGAAGCATATATAATCGCTATTCAGACAAATGGAAACAATGAAGTGAGAGTATTTAACATGTTTAACGAGGATGAATTACTAAATCGTAAAAATGTAATATCTGACGCTTTACAAAGAATATCATATCATATCAATTCAAACGATTGGGATCATACTATAGAGTATTATACTAATGGTGGAATTGAACAACTTGAATGATGTAAGTATATATATTGTACCTTTAATTGATCCTAATATATCTTTAGTAGATATATCTGTAGAGAGTGGTTTTGTAAACGCTTATACTGAGGATATAGATAGACCTTATTTAGAAGATAAAGTCTTTATGCTATATGATACTTCAGTAAATACTGTAGAGTCAATGAATAGGTATTTAAAGTTTAGCAAACTAGATACTTTACATCATATTAAGTATATTAAGATTGATAAAAAACATTACATACTTTATTGTTTTAATATAATAGGGTATAAAAAAGATATAAGAAGTCTAAAAGAGATTGGTAAGGTTATTAAACCAGAAGCAGCCTTAGAAATTAGTAGATTTTGGGTTTCCATGACAGTTCCAAATCTAATTCATAGATTGTTTCTTAGCTCTTATGCTTATGGTGAGGGCATAAAAGCTATTACTAAACCTCGTGACTTTTTAAGTTATGAGAGTGGTGTCTTATAACGAAGAAAGCCTGTTAGTTTTTACGCTAACAGGCTATTTTTTTATCCTTTATCCCAAATATTTGATAATTGTGATAGAAACTTTAGAACGACATCAATTGATTCTATAAATAATTTCGTTTCGATTTCGGATCTTGTGCTTCAATAATATTCTTAATAGGAGTAAGTTTAGAAATAGTTCTTACTACTCTAGGCATACCCTCATAAGGACCTCTATCTATTAAATCAAACGGTGATCTAGCATATATATATGAGAATGGATTAAGTACACCTAATACTCCATAAGCATTATCAAACCAACTAAATGCAGCGGTAGGTGATTTAATCATGGACATAAGCTCCATAGGATTATACATAGTACGGAATTCAAATGCAGATCTAAGTGCTAAATAAGTAATTGCCTAACTCAACCAAGTATCATATTCATCGTCACCATCTACTAAAGTAGCTAATGATAGAGCAACAACAGTAGAGGCAGTTACTAAAGCTAATTCATTAAGAGTTCTGCTAATGGCATATTGCTCATATTCCTATAAATTATTATAGTCTTTAAGCATATCAGCTAATGCAAAGTGTTTATTACTATATAAACCTTTAACAAACTTACCCATAGTACGATAGTAACCCTCTTCTTCTACTCCTAAATCTAGATTAAATGTTTTAGATTTTAATCTATTATGAATACCTTGAATCATAAAGTTACGATGCTGAGTAACATAACTAGCTATAGCATGAGCGTGTACCTTGCCTTTATCTACTTCCCTAACAGTACCGTCAATACGTCTAGACAACACGTTGATTCTATTCATTACTTCATTCTTTATACTTTCCGTAACAAATTTCTCATACTTTTTATTTACTGTACCAGTACCATTTTTAAAGTCATAAGCATCCCATAAAGTAGTCTTAATCTGCTTAAATTCTACTGCACCTTTCTTCTGATCATTCGGATAGAATCTTTGAATATAAGCTTGTTTACTCATAAATCCATGACCAGGAACTAGCCTGTAATTATGGTATGTAGCCATAAGAATATGACTCTTAACTGTATAATCAGCTTGAGTATAACCCATAAACCAGAAGTTTTGATTAATAGCTCTTATTGTCTAACTATCTTCAAGTCTATCAAAGGTTTCTTTATTACCTTTTACTACTTGATTTAACTACATTAGATATGACAATTTATCTATTGGTAAGGGATTGCCAGTATTAGCTAATATATCTGGTATAGATTGACTAAACTAATTACGTGCAAATGCCATATCTTCTAAGTCAAAGAACCTACCTACCTTAGCTTCAAGAATAGTATAAGTAACATCTGTGAAGAAAGAAGTACCGGCAGACCATAGATTATATGCTAAGTTAACTTTTGTAATATATTCCCTTACATTGCCTAATAGCTTAGAGAAGTTAATATCTTTACCAAGTAATTCTCCTTTTAGAGGTATTTTATTCTTACCATACAATATTCTATCTACTAACAATTGAGCCTATTGATATATGTTAGATGAACCAGGTTGTTTAATACCCTATTTAGTAGTAATCTACTAGGTCTTTAATAGATTAAGTAATAACTCTATTTCATCTCTCTATTCAGACATATTCTCGTAGTTAGATGCCATATTATAATACTATATAGCAGATGCAACTGCATCAGTAGATATATTATTAGGATTATCTAACATCTTTATAAATCTAGTAGGTATAATCTTTAATGGTTCTCCATTTGGCTTAGTAGCAAATTCATCTACAAAATCTATATCATCCGATTTAGTTGTAATAACATCAGAAAATACATATTTAATCTATTCTAATACGCCATTCTATCTACTAATAGCTCTAAGCATCTTAGCTTCAATCTAAGGAAGCTTGTAGTTATTAACATTAGTAATATAGGATATCTTTCTATTACTTTCTGTGATAGTATTTAGAACAGCATTATAGAGTTTCTTAACAGCAGGTTTAGACATTACCGCCTTATACGCTTTACTGTTATCATATACTTTCTTGTTAGGCTGTATAGCTGGACCATTAGGATCCCAATTCTTGTTATAATACTATGAAGATTTATCTAAAGTAGAATACCTATTAGCTGGTACAGTTTCACTATACTAATCTATGAATTCATCTTTAGGTTTAAGTGTAGTATAATAGCTAGCTGGATGCATTACACCTCTAAAGTCTTCATAGTGATTAGCGTCAAACCAGTCAGTGAAATACATATCACCCATAGCTTGAGCAGCTCTATAGTCTTTATAATACTATTCAGTAGGAGTTATAGTTGCAAAATCACTGAACTTATCTTTAGCATCCTACTATGGAGGAGCACCAACATAAGCATCGGCAATATCTTGATCTAATCTTCTTAGTAAAGCTCTTTCTCTATCTGATATGGTGTCATCTACTAATCCTGTAACAGGATTTCTATAGATAGATAATATTTGTCTCCTCTTTTCTACTAAATCATTATATGTATCACTTTGATTAGGTCTATCGAGATTAGCTATTCTTTCATAAAACGCTTCTGTCCATCTAGTACGTGTATTACGCTCTTTCCATAATAAATATTCTGGCGAATTAGCACCGTATTTTTCTATTACTTTAGCTTCATCTTTTTTAAATCTATCCCAATCAGGTACAAATTTATTATCCACTCCTACGGCTTCATTAAATGCTCTAAGTTCTTTTGCTATAATAGCCGCATCTCCAGATTTAGGAGAACCATCTAAGTTGAACTCTGCAGATAACATCTTCTTTTCTCTCTGTAAATCAATTAGTCTTTGATACATTTGAGGATTAAGAAGATTATCATATACCATATCATCTATAGTAACAGAATCTAATACCTAATTGATTGCTTCCTATATCTCATTAATTGCATCTCTAGTGATAGGACTAAGCATCTCATTTCTTAGCTTGTAGTATTCTGGTTTGTATTTTCTTTCCGCATTTTTAGAATAAAATTCATTTAAACCATCGTACCATTTCTAACTATTATCATCTGTAATAAGATATAAACCATTCTAGTCTTTAGCTATCTTTAGTTTCTCAGCTAGCTTATCCATATAAGCTTTCTAATCAGTATAGAATTGACCGTAGTTTCTATCTCTTACTAAGTAACCAGTATATTTTCCATCTTTGGTCTTTTCATATAAGAGTGTTTGTACGTCATCTCCATACTTAGTTTTAGCTGGCTATAATACTTTAACTAGTTCTGTACCCTTCTCATAAGTCTATCTATCGGTAGCATTCATAGTATTAGTAAGTATATTAGCTATAGAAGCTATAACCATATTATCACTCTCACTACTCATACCAAACCATACAGATAATAGACTATTGTCATTAGTAGGACTATCTAACCAATTAAGTACTTTATCTATATACTCTTGAGGAGTATTTCTTGACTATAGATACTTGACTAACTCCTAACTACCTTTGTTTCTAAGTAAGTTATTGAATTTATTATTAACTATAGTAAGCTAAGAATTTAAATCTAATACTTTTTGTTTAAACAAGTCGTAATCTGGAATATCATTAAATATATTAGTAGTATCTAACATATATTGAACCTTATCCATCAAAGGTTTATAGAAACCTATATAGTCTTCGGATAATTGTCTAATCTATTTAGCATTTACTTCATTAATGGGTTTATTTAAGAACTTAATACTATCTGCAATAGAAGATTGAACGTGATCTACGAATTGCACAGTACCTTCAACAGCCTCAGAACTAGCTAGATTACTAATAAGACTATTCAATTCATTTTCTAATTTAATATTCTTTTTAGCATATCTCTTTACAGAATTAATACGATTCTTTAGACCATCCTATATCTTATTAAAGTGATTAGTAAACTCCTTTAAAGTAGATATTTGTTCTTGAGTAAAACCATCTAACTAGAAAGTATTATTAGCATTCTGTCTAAGTTTAACTATATCAGTAGGACTAAGAATAGCCTCATTCTTACTATCTAGAGCTTTATTTCCATAGTAAGTTTTAAACCCCTGAGAGAAAGTTAAAGCTCTTACTTTTAAAGCTTCCTATCTATCTCCTTTAAAGTATTCAACTAGTTTCTGAAATTGCTCAGACGGCTCCCCATTGGGAGCCTTATCTAAGCTATTACCATCATTCTAGTCCCAAACATAATAGGCATCGTTTTCACCTATTGCTTCAACTAATTCCTTCCATTCTGGAAGTTTTTTATTTGGACATTTTATCATAATTGACAGATGAATTTATTAACAACACCTTCTACTTGTTCTCTAGTAGTAACATTTTCTTCTCGCATCATTTCAGCAAATTCATTAAGATAAGTTTGCATTTCTTCTTTGGTGAGTTCTAATGTAGATAATTCTTCCCTAATTCTTCTTTCACCAAGATCATACAATTCCATTATACTCAATGCTTGAGTATTAGTATAAGTCGGAACTTTTTCTCTTATTTGTAGAGCTTGTTTGAGAGTGTTACGAACTTCGGAATAGAATTCTTCTGTTACTTTACTTCCTCTATTGCCAGCTACATTTAATATTTGAATGTTATTATCTATTAACCATTGTCTTAATTGTTCTCCATTTGGATTTAATATAAAAGGTTTATTGTGGTTTTTAGCAAAACGTTCAGTAGCATATCTACCAGCCGAATCATCATTTGTAGCAAAATAAGCAGTACCATCTGAATTAATTACATTTTGTTCAGTACGTGGTAAGTAAAACTCTTTTCCTCTTTTGCCTTGTTGTAACTCTGGAGATATTTCTACTACTCCAAAATCTTTTATACTCAGATCTATACCATTTTCTGTATAATAACCTGGAGTTGTCGTTCCACCAGTTTCAATTCCTAGCTCTTTTCCTACTTCTAAACCTAATCTATCGATTCCAGTTTGTGCTCCTGATATTATTTTAGTTACAGGAGAATTAATTACAGTTTGTTCTTGCATGTTGGCTTCTTCTTTATCGCTTAGTGGAGTAGTATTGTCTTCATCAGAGTAATCCTGATCTTCATATACTCTATCCTATTCAGCTCTAGCATAATTCTAATTCTTATAACTAGGAAGCTCATTAATATAGTGTAATTGATTTAATATATTTTGTGTAGATAAATCAGTATATGGTTTAATAGATTCTGGATCCATTAAATCAAAGTATGCTAAGTTTTCCTAGTTAAAAGGTAATTCAGTATCAGCTTTATTATACTCTACAATAGTATGACCTCTGTACTTCATACCTTTCTTGTTTATTAACGCATAAACAGGAGAATAGGCTACTCTATTGTTTCTATCCATAAATTCTCTGTAACCTATAAGCTAGTAAAGATGCCAGTTCTCAGGAGCATAACCTCCTAAATCTCTAAACTTAACCATAGGAGGGAATAGAGGATACGAATTTCCATCTACTTTAACCCAATTAATAGGTCTAATAACAGGATCATTACTGCTAGTGTATTCACCTATAATCATATTAGGAGCTACTTGATATTCATCTATACTAGCGTGTTTCATCATAATATAGCCACCATCCGTCTGCTTATAATAGTTAATAGGTTTGACTACAGCGTCATTATGCCAGTTATTAGCAAGAATATCCATCTTATCAAAAGTACTTAACTCTCCATTATTTGTAATGTCGTGCAGCTTACTCTTGATAAAATTATTATATCCAGATGATATACGATAACTATTAGGTAGATATTTAAAGAAACCATTCTGAGTACTATTATCACCAGTAGTATAGAAAGAATACACAGCTAAATCCTCAGCTAGTTTTCTTACTCTTTCATCTGGATGCTCTAGTAGATCTCTCCAATAGTTAATTAAGTTATCAGCCTGCAATTGATCTCCTTGTATTATCTCAGAAGTATCAATAAAATCATATCCATCATAAGCTCCTAAATTTGGTAGTAGATATTCTAAGAAATCATTTGCTATTCTACCGTCATATCTAAGGAGTTCCGGATATTCTCCTCTCATAATACGCTGTTTGAAGTTATTTAATCTCTTAGGTACAGATTGATCACCAGTAAGTAAACTATTAATATCTATACCAAGACTATTGAAGAACTCAGACTTCATTTGAGATTCTATACCACGAATAATAGGACTAAGTATCTTACTAGTTGCAGTAGTCTTTCTACCAAGTAACGCAAGAACGTTAGTTAATCTCTCTGTAAACACAGGAGTATTCCTAAACAACTGATTAGCAAATATACCATAACCAAAGTCAATACTATTTTGAGTTTTGGTTTCAATGAAAGTCTGATTATAGAATTTATTAATCTCACCTTCACCAAAATAAGGACTATTAGCCAAGTCTAACATACCGTAACGATATATCAATTGTTCAGCAAAGTTCTTACCAGTTTTCTTAGTATCTACTTTAGAATATTTTACAAGATCAGCAAGAGCGTCTGCATAAGGTTTAAGAGCCTAGAATGCATAATACATTCTTACTTGCTCAGTTCTATAACCTGCACTATCTTTAGCATCTTCCTTAAGTAATTCTCGAGTTCTATAAGTATATTCACCGGTATCAGGATTAACTATCTCTGTAAATAGATCAGCATACTCTATAGATTTAGCCTAAGTATCGAGATTAGCAAACCGTTTACGAATATCCTTATCTGGATCATATTTATCAAGTACTGATTCAATAGCCTCTCTTTCTAATCTAGAAGGACTCTTAGTTCTATCTATACCATATTTACCCTTAGTCTTAAGAACAGCTTCTGCCATTTCTTTAAGGATAGGTTGTGACATAAAATAGAATGTAGATCTACCTTTACCAGTGCGTAACAAATAAGATACCATATTGTAAGTCCATCCATTAACGTTCAAGCGTACAATATATGGATCTTTTGCTATATCTACAAAACCATTGATCATAGCTGATAACCAGTCTAATATTCTACCACCTTTAGGATTACTAGGAGTGGGATCATCCCATATCTTACCTAAGTCCACAAGATTAAGAGCTGTAGTAAATTCATCATCTACCATCTACAAATGAGTAAGCTATGTAAGAATATGGTGTGCATTGTTTAATGCAAATGGACCAATACCAGCTTTACCACCTGTATATTCTGCTTTTCTAGCTTCCTAATAAGAGGGAGTATATACTTCGAATGGTTGTACATAATGTTTCTATCTTCCGCTCTCTATATCTTTTAATACCTCTTTAACATTACCTGTAGCATTATCAATAGATAACTTTAATTGGTTAGTATTCTCTAAACTGAGTAATACATTCATATAGGCATTGAGAAGAGTATTCTTTATACCAGATTGAGAATTTGGATCAGTAACAAGTCTACCATCATTGTCATACGAATATCTAGCAATATAAAGTTTATCAATATCAAAGTCAGAACCTGTTAATTTAGTAAAGTCTTCTGGTAACATGATAGTATCACCCATAATCTCTGGGAATACATCTACAAACCTTAATGCAGATATAGAAGCAATAGATTGGGTAGGAATACGGTAACCAATAGCATTAGCTGTAGCATTATCTCCGATGATCTACTTATCAATTAACCATTGTCTAGCTTGATCGAAAGTCATTTTTTCATAGTTAGGTATCATATGTTTAAACAGATTGATACTTACTACAGAATCAGTAGAACCTTCTTCATTAATAGCTTTGAGTAGTCTACCACTATTAATCATTTTAGGAGTAATCACTCTAGAGCTACTAGCCTCAAGACCAAATGTAGATCTCTGAATAAATGCACCACCAGGCATATTTACATCTACTACCTTCTTATTGATCATAGCAATAAATCTACTTTCAATCCAAGAGTTATCAGATATAGCATCTAGAGGCATTCTTAATTCACCATTCTCAGTGGTAAGAGCTGTAATAATATTGTCATTAGCATCAGAATCTTCTGCATCCTCTCTAAGCATCTATGCTAGTTTCTATACATTGACCGTATTATCCGGATTAAGTAATTCAGCAGCAAGTTCTTCTCTACCTATATCAGATAATTTATTAAGAGAACCCATTACTCTTTCTTTAATCTCAGCTCCAGTTAATTTATCTTTACCATATATATCAGTATCAATAAGGTTAGATAGAGCTACTTTCATAAACTGAGTACCAGTCATTTGTTCATCATGCACATGAGGATCAGTAGCTAACTGCTGACGCAAATACTTAAACTGTTGAGTATAAGTATGCAAATTATCAAAGTTAGTAAGATGTTCATCTTCTGCTTGTTTCATCTGTTCTGCAGATAAAACAGTTTGACCATCCTTCAACTCTATTTCTGATTCATGTGTACCTACATAAGGTGAAATAGGACTCTCGGAACCAGCTTTAACGGCAGAGTTAAACATTACCATATCAATAGGATTATCTCCTGTCATACGGTCATATAATGCCTTTAAATCACCAGTTGCTATAGATTTGAATAATGGAAACAATGCCATCTTATTAAAGTATGGGATAGCTAAACCATTGACACTGAAACGAGTACCCATTGCCATATACTTCAAAGCATTCAAGATAACTTTATTGGCTTCTTTATATAGTTTAGGATCTGATTCCCATTTATCAGCTGTTTCAGGATCAGTAAGTATTTCAAACGCTCTCTTAATAGCTGGAGACCATTTACCTTGCATACGCATGAGATCTCTAAACATATTAGGACTAATATAAACAGCAGCGTCTGCTACATTTATACCTTCTTTATATCCTTCTACGTCAATCTTAGCTGAAGCTCTTGCTATACTTACAGCTTTAGGATAGATCTCTTCTATCTATTTTATAGTAAGATCTTTTACATTATCCCAAGCCTCTATACCTTCTAATTGTTGAATAGCTTCTTTAATACTACCTCTAGTAAACAATTCTTCATATACAGCATACTGTTTAGAAGCAACTTCATAATCTTGTAATTCAGCTACTGTATAATCCTGTCTTATAGGATCATTAAAGAAATCAAGTCTATTATTAGTACCTGTAGAAGTAAGAGCACCCAAACGTTTAATCTTATCTACCGATATATCTAATAGTCCGCCTTTATCATATGAGAACTTATAATAAGCTGGATCACCACTAAATACTTTCTCTACTTCCATTACAGATATAATACTGTTAATCATATAATCTGAAAGCATGTCGAGTACAGAGTAAGCTTCTGCATTAGAAGGATCTATCTAAGTATAACTACTCTTTCTAGATTCTACTTCACTATCATCTAATAGTACATTACGTATACCCCATATCTGCCCATTAGGAGATAGATTATCTATAATACCTAAATCAGTTGCAGTCTTGATTTCTCCTTTTAACCTTTCAGTTAAGATATCACTAAGTATCCTATCTTTACCTTCTTCGGTAAGATCAAAGTAGTATCTTCTAGCTGTATCAAGATTTTCATACGCAGACTTAGTAGGATCATTAAAACTTATGTACTTACCATCCACATATACTCCTGTAAGGAATCTAAAACGTGCTCCATTGCCCTCAATCTTATAAGTCTTGCCGTTTGCTTTATACTTATTAGGAGTATGGTAATTCTTGATACGTCTCTCTGGAGATAACCAGTCTTCATTTATAGAACCATCTTCATTATAATGTATACCGTCTCTAAAGTGAGAGGGATTATCATCTATCTATCTTAAAGTAAGTTCGATAGTATCTAATTCATTCTGAATATAGCCTTTTAATATATCCAAAGAATCTTTTCCATATGTTACAACTGTTCCTCTATCAGTAAATTGTAACTATAATCTTTCATGTGGTAATTGGACTCCTTTAATAAAATGATAAGTCTTCTTATCTGCAACAGTAGGGAATATAATTCTATCATTAAATACAGCTGTCATTTTAGCTAAATAGTCTTCTCTATCTGTTATACCAAAATAATCTCTACCAGTATCATGAGAAGTCTAATCCTTGAAATTAATGAATGTTTCAATATTTAAAGGATTAATTCCTGCATTTTCTAACAATAAAGATTTACCATTCCATACCACAGATTTCAATCTTTCTACTAATTGTGGATTCTCATTAAGCTCACTAATTCTGTCTTTAGCAAAGTTATTCTAAGATACCATATAGTAACTTGTACCATCAGGACCTAAACTACTCAAACTATTATCTGTAGCATGAGTATAAGCATAGGCATTAGCAAGAGCTTTGATAAAACCTACATTGTTATAAATGTCAGCAGGACTAGTAACAGTACTCCCGATACTTATATTGTTAATGGTACCATCTTGATTAATAGCTTTATTTACAGTATTAAGAATTTCTTGTACTCTAGCAAAACCACCATAGTTAGATCCACTAGTCATGAACTTATTAAGTAAAGTATATGTATTAGTAGTAGGATCACCATAGTCTCCAGATTCCAACATGGTATTAATTGTAGGCTTATCTACTAGAATACCAGCTCTATTAAGAAGAGAAGTAACGTATTGTTTAAACATCTCTTGATTATTAGCCTAATGAAGATCAATAAGTCTTATATTACCATCAGATTGCTTATACTTAAGTATACCTTTGTTATTTACGAAAGCTGTCATACAGTCTTTCATATCACTAACAAGTTTACTCAATTTCTATTTAGCACCATCCTAAGCAACCACTACTCCATCTTTGTTATACTTAAATATACCCGCATTATGGAACAATGCCTATGACCATACTTTAGGATAAGCGGCAGCTTTCATATCAACATTATTATCAATCAGTTTAAAGTTATTAAAACCATTATCATCTTCTGTAATTCTTACAGTAATAAAAGTATTAACATCTGATGTAATAACTGTCTCTAATTTAGATAGGGTAGCTTCTGCATTTACTGCGACATTAGGATCTGAACTATTAGAATTATTAATCAAAGCCATGAACTTTCTAAGTAAAGCATTATAGAATAGATCATTCTAAGCTTTCTCAGATATCTTCTCTACCATATTACGAATAGTACGGCTACCAGCTAAATCTTTTAATACTTTAACCCATACTTCTTTCTCGTCAACAAACTGTGGGAAACCAGTATTAGGATCTATATATGCTTCTACAGTACCTTGATCGTTTAACTTGTACAAAGGTATAGTCTAGAAGAAGAATTTAACCTCAGCGGGAGCATTATCTTTAATAGATACATTCGTACCTTCTACAGTATGTTGACCTATATTAACTCCTTCTGTTTCACCAGCATCAATAGAAGACATTTCTTCATCAGCTTTTCTTTCTATAGCTCTAATACCTAAAGATTTTAATCTCTTAGCTATAGCGGGTTTAAATACCGTATCATATTTTTGTACTATTTCATCTATAACTGGATTAGGTTCTAATTGATCTGTATTTACTAGAGTTCTACGTAATAACTCAAAGTTATTACTTAACTTAGAAACATCTGTATAATCTATAGTATCTGATGTAAAATTAGTCTAGAAGAAAGCATAAGTAAGGGACTTAACGATATCATCGTACTGTCTTAAAGAAGTAATATTATCAAATTTATTACCTCCTACTTCAAAGTTAGGCCCACTATCCTTATAGATTTCTCTGAATCTAGCTATATTTTCTGAACTAGGTTGTATACCTGCAAACTTACCTCTACTAATACCAGTATATAATTGAGCTAAAGTATATTGACCTGTCTTAGCCCATATCCTTACAAAGTCTGCAATGCGTTTAAACCATTTACTTATATCGAATCCTTTAGTATAAATAGATTGATCTGCACTAATAGCAAACTATCTATAGTCTTCTGCAAGTATTTCATCTATCTAAGTATCAGTAAGCTTAGTTTTGTTTCTACGATTGTATCTATCATATAAACTTCTACGCTTCTTGTCACTGATAAGTAATTGAGATACTCTATGCCATGCCTCATGATACTGTACACCTTCTGGAGCTTGTTCTGATAAAGCAATAGCATCCAATCTAGCTTGACCCATTACTTTAGCGCCAGATGCAGTAACATCTATTACTGTCTTACTTACTTCTATTTGTTCATCTGTAAGTCCTAATTTATCTTGTAACCATTGCTTAGCATTAGGAATGTCAATCTGATTAATAGGAGAAGTAGGTTCATTAGCTACAAAAGTTGGACCTTTCTTTCTTCCTTTACCATCAAGTATATCAAATACATCACTCATGCGAATGATTTCTCTTTCTCCTGGTTTATCTCCAGGAAGATCAAATACAAGACTTCTTAAATGTTCTTCCTTAGATGCTTCATTTATTTTCGATTGTGCCTATTGTTGAATATCATCTGCATATTTATCACTGATAGTCACGTCGTCTATCCATAGACCTACATTGTACATTCTATCAGCAGTATTAGTTTGTATCCAACCATTTTTAATGTACCATCCAAGTACACTGATACCCTTGTCATTAGATGGATCTTTTACATTAATACCATTTACTTTCTTAAGACCTAAGTCTCTTAAAGTAAATTCTACCTACCCAGGTATTATTGCTATCTTATCGGCACTTTTTCCATTTAGTGCACTGGAAAAACTACCTATACCTTTTTGTTTACTACTAAGAGAACTACTTGTATCACGTCCTACAAAATTGTTCTACAATCCCTATTCATCTAGAGCAAAATGAAAGTTATCTTTAATATAGTCCTTAAACTTCTATTGACTCTAAGGATTAGTAAGCAACTCATTCATAGTATATAATGTCTGACCTAACATTATATTACCATTTTCATCTTTATAGAATTGTTTATCTAATCTACGTCTTCTTTGTTCTGGAGTTAAACGATTATCATTTGGATCTGTAGCTGTGTGGTCTCCGTAGTTAACTAAGAATGACAATACTTCATCATTAGTATTCTATGTTAAGATACCATTTGCATCTACAAAATCTCTCTGATTAGAAGTAACTAATTTGAGTATAACATCTGCAGCTGCATCATTTCCAGTTAACTTTAAAGGATTCAACTGCATCTAAGCTGTACCAATGGTACCATCTAATCTATCTACTTCTACTAGCATCTACATAGTACCAAGTCTACTACCATTAAATGATACAGTTTGATCTTGATATCTTACTACTGAATTACTGATTGGACCAGTAGCAATACCTATTCTAGTATTAGAAGCATTAATTTTATAAGGATCCTTCTCTTTAAGCCACGCAGACTCTAACAAAGATATGTTCTTTGGAGAACCATCCTCATTAAACTCATTTAAGAACTAACCATTAGTAGAAGTAATCCTAGTAGGTATAATCCTAAGTTTAGGATTGGCTTTTTTCTATTTATCTAATTCAAATATTTTGTTTCTAAGAGTCTCTAAATTATCACGTATAATCTTCTACTGTTCAGCAGGCATACGTTGAAATGCTTTGTCTTGACTTAAATAGTTTTGAGTAGGAGTATATGCAGCATACTTCTTACCTTCATAAGTGAATACAGTAAATATATCGTTTACAGTATTCCCATTAGCATCAGTGTACGGTTGTACTTCTACTTCAATCTGTGCTTTCTATAAGAAATCTCTATTCTAAGTAGCTAAAGCAAAGTCTTGATTATTGAGATAATCATTTCCTCTATATTTTTTAGGAGCATAGAAGTATCTACCATCTTTATCTCTTTCTCTACCTGTAAGATCATATATTAATCTATGTGAATAAGCATCTATAGCTGGATTATATGTAATAGTATTAGGAGTATTCTACTATAACTATACAGGTTTTGGTTGTTCTACAGGGGCTGTAATTGCAGGTTCTTGTGTGGCAACCTGAGTAAGAGGTTGACTAGTAGGAATATCTCCTAGCATACCTTTTAGTATACCTCCAAGAGTAAGTACAAAATCTGCCTATTCTGGAGTAGTTTTAGGCTATTCAACTAAAGGAGTAATTGGATCTACTGTCTGTGTAGGAGTTTCTGTCTCTTCTAAGTTCTTTCTGATATCCGCAAATCTACTAGCGTTTCTAGCTTTCATTCTTTCAACTAGTTTGTTTCTAGATTCAGTAATGAAGTCTATTGTAGCATCGTAGTTAGGATAATTCTTTATAATCCTTTTAGCTTTATTAGTGAGACTCTAGATAGCTCTTTCATCTCCAGAATATAAAGCATCCTCTAAACGCTTTTTAACAGAATTTATGTCCTACCAGAAATCAGAACGAATGTCTCCTTCATTATCCATAACTATTTCTGCCATACGAGTATACTTCTTAGTAGGATAAGCTTTCTCAAACTGCTCTTTGAGTAATCCACTAAGTTTGTTATATACTACACCAGGAGCTGTATTGCCTTTTATAGAAGCAGAAGTTCTACCATGATCATCAGTAATCTATTCCGTATATTTGTTCTGTGTTTCTAATGCCTGTCTTCTAGTCTGGGTAATATCTTCTGGTTCAGTAGTAGTTTCAGTTGCAACAGGTTGAGAAACAATTTGTTCCTCTTGTGTTATCTACTGTTCTGTTTGAGCTTCTGGTTGAACTATAGAAGGAGCTTCATTATCCAGAGTTACTGGTTCTACCTCTTTAGTATCCTCTATAGCTTCTTCTACGTCCTTTTCATTATAGAAATTATCAAGCTCCTGAACAAAGTCTATTTCTTTATCTTCTACGTCATGCCACTTATCCAGTTTAGCTTGTATAGCTCTCTTATCTGTAGAACGCATGATCTTGAGTTCTTCTAAAGCTCTAGTATTATCCATATCAGCAGCAACTAATGTTTCCATAGCATCAGATATGTTCTCATGCAGACTAGGAACTACTAATTGTTCTTCATTCAATTCTGGTAATACTACTTTAATATCAGCTAATTGTTTATCGAAGATTTTCTATATTTCTTTGAGATCCTTTCTAAGCATTTGTGAGAACTTAACTACATCTGCTTTATTGGTTCTAATACCAGTAGCCTATTGTAATCTATTCAATGACTCAGAGTTCTCTTGATATCTTTGATTAAGTTCTTTAATCTTATCAAGAGCAGCTTTGTTGCGAATAAGATCTCTCAAAGCTAATTTATTCTCAGCAGATAAGTCCGTAGGAGATAAACTAGTAATATACTTATCTACTTCCTTATCATTAAGTAATGTATTGAAGTTACGCTCAGCTTCTTGTTTGTTTTCTAATGATTCTAATGCTAATCTTTCGTGATGATCCTTTAGCGCTACAAACTCATTATAAGTATCAGTTCTAGGATCTATATCCAACTTTGCAGCCTGATATAGAGTACTAGGAGCAGTATAAGTATTCCTGAAATATGCTGCTCTCTACTTCTCTTCTGTTACTTCTTGTTTAGCTCCTTCATCTAAATCCTGAGTATTCAAGTAATCAAAAGCTTCTTCTACATTAGCCCATCTTCCTTGTTGGATCTTCTGACCGTATAAAATATTCTTTCTTACTCTATCTTTAACTTCTAACTTATCTGCATACAGATTTGCTACAAACTGATCTGCACTTACCTAACCTGGTAATGTAGTAGCAGTCTGTACTCCACCAATAGCAGAAGTCATTAGACCTCCAAGTAAAGCGCCCCCTTTAAAGTTTTCCATAAACTCTGCATCATCAGAATATACAGGATCCCAAGGAGTAATAGCTGCATATATAGCTCTAGCTCCTGTACCTATATTCTTTACAAAACTCTTGAGTATTGTAGGATCTGGATCAAATTCGTTATTGATAAATCTTTGACCTTTGATATACTGAATACCTTCCTCTGCACCTTCCGATATAGCAGTAATACCTATTCTACCTCCTAAGTCTACTAGACGTTGTACAGTTCTACGCTTAGGTAATCTATCTACTCCTTCTAATCCATAAGTAACAACATCATCAATACGCTTAGACAACTATTGTTGCAAATCTCCAGCATAAGTAGCAGCTTTAGATATACCAGGAATAGACTTAACTAATTTAGCTAATCTACCAATAGGAACTACTTGTAAAGCTAATTCAGCAGCATCAAGAGTAGATAGAGCCATATTGTCAGTATATAATGACTCTATACCCTATCTAGCTTTCATACGATCACGATTGAATTTAGCATTATCAGAAGCGATAACTCCAGTTAATACCTAATCCAATACATAATTATCGTCACTAATTTGTTCTGGAGTGTATTTTCCACTAACTTCCATCTTAGCTCTAGTATCATCTAATACACTCTTTCTAGTTTTTTCATCAATCATCTGATTGATCTTGTCCCTATAGTTAGAGTATACCTCTGATTTTGATTCAGCATCTCTAGCTCCTATGGTACCAACTAATGAAGTACCTACAAACGGTAGAGCCATACCACCAGAAGCAGTTGAAGCTAGCAAGGCACTACCAATAGCTAATGCCTGCCAGCCATAATTTGCTGCAGAAGATCCCATAAGACCGGGAACTTTATACAGATAAGAATCTATATCAGTAAAACTGAAAGGAGTAGATTGTTCCTTCTTATTGTAGAAAGAACTTACCCTATCACCCCAATAATTAATGTCTTCCTGATTCTCTTCTGCTTTTGCTAGATAAGACTACAACTTATTCTCTTTATCAGTTATTTGCAAATCAAGCATATTCCTAATACCTTTAGAATCAAATGATTTAGTTATATCATCTTTATAAGTATTAGGAACCCATTCTTGAACGTATCTAGCATAAACACCTGCATTCTCTTTAAGTCTTTGACCTAATTCGTTTATAGCATCTTTATTTTCATTATACAAATTAGGATCCTATTTAACCTAACTCATTATCTGTTGGAATGAATCCTAATCATCTAAGAACTGTCTTGCTTTAGTGAAATTATTATACTCTTCTTCTTCCATGATATAGTCACCTAAAGCTTTATCACGTTCTACAGAATTTCTACTTTCTTGCCACTTAGCAAATGCATCACTGACATAATTGAGTATATCATAATCATCTGGAGTATAAGTTTGTCCGGCAGGATTCTACATCTCAAACTAGTATGCATCCAAATTTACCTTTGGAGCTACATACTCATTATACATAGCCTACTTCTACCTTATATTGTCTACCAGTGATCTATCGTATATAGTCTTTTTCTTCATATTATTGTAAACCTAAAGTTTGTCTTGCTGATTCTTCATAAGCTCCCTTAGCTTGTGAAGCACCACCAATACCTCCGTAATTTTGTCCTTGTTGATAATATTGGTTAACGTTCTGCCAATAAGCTGGAGCTACTTGTTCAGATGGTAATGCTCTCATTGCATCTATCTCAAAGTACTCTACGCCGTCGTCTCCTACTTTTTGTGTTACCTCTTTACCACCAAATAAACGCTTAATAGCATAATCGGTAGATTCTTGACCGAATGGGTAGAATATCATACTCATACCACTACTCCAAATACCTCTACCAAGTTTTTGTTGTATTTCAGATTTGGGAATTCTTATCTTACCAGTAAGAAGTTTATTATCTCCTACTTGTACTACTCCATTATCTGGAATAAAGGATACACCATCTACACTACCTGTTTCTATAAGTTCTTTCAGATTAAAATCTGGATCCTTACGTATACCAGCTTGTCTTTTAGTCTATCTAGGAGTAGTCTTTGTAATAGTCTAGAATACTGTTTCTGGAAGTAAAAACCCTTGAGAGTTAGTAAACTGATAAGCTGAATGTTGAACTCCATTTTCATCCGTAATAATAGTAGGTAAACCTCTAAGTTCTGTAAGTAATGCATCCTAAGTACCCACTGATATAGAAGCTTTCACTGAATTAATAGCTCTATTAACACCTTTAATATATCCTTCAGAACTAAAATCATCTTTAGATTTATTAAAGGCATCAAAACCAGCAGCTTTTTTAAATTGGTCAAGCATATGTGTACTCTGTGCCATACCCTATAGCTGCATATTTCTTTGAGTAGCAATTTGCTTAGCATTCTCAGCTGCAATCAAATATCTTTCATCTCCTGTCTAATTATACGCATTTGCATATTGAGCATATAGTCTAGAATTATTTTGTACATCCTCGATGTAACTGTCAATTCTTCCTAGCTTACTTTTAGCATCCTTACTTATCTTATCATTAGGACCATATTTACTAGCTATATCAGCTATGTAGTTTCTATATTGTCCTATAGATTCTACTCCTAGTTGTCTATTGGTAGAATCTTGAATTGATGCATTAATGAAGTCTAGACGAGTAGGAAGAGCCGTTTGTACATTAGCTCCTTGAGCTCCATATCTATACTGCATCTTAAGATTCTCCATAAACAATGGATCAGGTGTAAGAGTAGGTCTGAGAGTTCTATCAATCTGAGATTGAGCAATCATGTCAGTAAATGCTTCTCTAGCCTTTTCCTCATTACCTTCATACTGTTTCAAGAACTATTTATAATATTGTTGTCCTTGAGGAGTATTTATAAGATCGTTTTGGTGAGCTTTAGCTACAGCAAGTAAATCTTCATAAGTATTACCAATAGCATTGTACTTAATACCATTCTTATATACATCAGGTAATGAACCTGGTCTAAGATTATCAAAATACTTATTACTAAGTTCATTAGCATTTAGATATTCTACTGGTGCTAACTCATTCATTATTCCAGCAGTAGCAGTATCCCAATTACTAATATCTATTTCATCCCAATTAGGATTGTATCTACCTGCAGCTTGCATTTTAGCTATATTCTATTGTCTAACCTATAGATTCTATGAACTCTAACGTAGGTTACTTAATGTAGCATAATCTAGGTTGTTAATTCTAGATTGTAATCTAGATCTAAAGTTTGCGTCCTTCATAGCGTCTGGATTAGTAGCTGCTTGTTCTACTAGATCAGATAACTATCCTATAGATTGTTCATAGTAACGTTGAGTATCTATAGCAGATGGAGACTGGAACTATCCAAATGTTTGAATAGCTCCAGATATTTCGTTAGCAGCTCTATCTACTGCTTCTTTCTATGCAGATCCTATACGATATAATTCTCCGAAATTTATAGGAACATATGTATTTAGTATAGGGGCTTCTGCAGGTCTATCATATCTATTAACGGCCATATCTATTACCTCCCTTTACGTAAGTATTATAAACATTCTATAGTACATCTGAACTATAACCTGATTCTAAGAACGGTTTATACAGATCTAACATAGCATCATCCCTAGTTCTCTGATTACGCATAAGCTCTCTATTCTGAACCCACTGACTTAATTGACTAAGATCTGCTCTACGTGTATTTCTTGCAGCTGCTCTGTTCTGAGCATTTTGTTCAGCAGATAGATTAGTAGCTTCCACATACTGTTGGCTTAAATTATTTAGAGTAGAAGCATAATCAGCGGCATACTGATTATTAACATTACTCTCTTGCGCACGTAGATCAGCAATAGCTCTGTTTTGTCCTAATGCAGATTGTAATCTAAATGCTATGTTGGTTCCAGTATTAGGATTAATTCTACCAGCGTTATAGTTACTTACTGCTCTACTTCTATTAAGATCTTCTATTGCAGGAGTAATATTGAATCTACGTCTACGCATAGTGCTAGCAATAGTTCCAGCATAAGGATTATAATTAGTATTTACAGTTTCTGCATCTCCTGTAGCAATATTAGATATAATTGGAGCTAGTGAACCAATTGCAGATGATCCACTAGATAAAGCACTCTGCCAATTAGGAGAAGTTGCTGCAGGAGCTTGAACTGGCACTGTCTGCATTCCAATAGTAGGAGTAGGGGCACCAGCAATGTTAAACTGGTCTACTCTTCTAATAGGTTGACTTACTAACTTAGGTTCTATCTCTCTATATCTGATATCTATAAGTCTATCTGTATTCTCATCATAGATATTCCCAGGAGTTCTACCACCTTTAGCAAAGTGAGTAGCTTCAAAATCCTTATTTTTCTTAAGACCTTCCTGCATCTCAAACAGCTAATCGTGAATAAGCTTGTTATTCATCTCATTCAATTTAGCTGAATTCTTTGCGAATCTATCTTTGTTTTTACTTTTCTTTTTTGTCATCATTTCTTCACCTACTTGTGCAAATGTTTTCTTTGTACCAGGATACTTGACTTTATCACTCAGTATCTTACTACCTTCTGGTAAGCTTACTAAGTTACTATCAGTAGGTTGCCCCTTCTCCGGTACTTTATTTACTTGACCATCTGGAGTTTGAATTAATTCTCCGTCATCTACATAAGCTAGACTTGGAGAGTAACCACCTTGTGCTAATGTCATTACGTCAGTATCATAGGTTTCATCAAATTCCTAAGCCAGATCCTAACCTTGTGTATTGGCTATTCTATTACCAGCTACACGTTGCTTAGCTGCATTATAAGCACGTTTAATCCCTTTATTACTACGGAATAAACCAGTGCTATAAGTTACCGATGGATCTTCAAAGAAGCCATTAGGAGTCACTTTACCTTTCTTACCTATTATACCAGGTATAGCTCCTACTACAGCTCCTACGGCTGCACCAATAGGTCCTGCAGCCATACCAATAGATGCTCCAGATGCAGCTCCACTAAGCATATTACCAGCAGTTTGTGATTTAGCTTCTGCTTCTGTAGTAGCAGTTGACCCACCAATTGTACTATTTATTCCTGTTGATAATAAGTTAGCTCCTCCCTATACTATTCCACCAATAGCATATTTCTTTTTATTTATCTTTCTTTTCATATTATACTAATGATTGTCTGTAAGTCGTATTGACATTTAGCAAATTAAACTCTTTCTAGTCATTACAGTCTATAATGAATTCACATATTAAATACTTACCTCTAAGTCTTCCTGGATATGAGTAAGGATCTGTAGCATTTTCTTCTCTACCAATAGCAAAACGATAAGTATCTTCTCTATAGTCAATAGCATAAGTACCTGTATAATCGTCTTCTAATGCCTAACCTCTCTAATGCTTAGTTTCAAAGTTTATATCAGTAAGCATTTCATCTATGTTAGTAAAGTATCCACCAAAGTAAACGTTATCAAATGTTTTTGTTATATTTGGGTTATCATTCACAACATATTTGATCTTACATGTCATAGTACTATCCTAGAAGTCAGCATTCTCTTTAAAGTTCTTATCTTTAATATACAATAACTTATCTGAGAATGAAGCATGCTTATCTGGTACAAAAGTATAGAAGGAGGTGAATCCTCTAGTTCTCTCATTATATACCAATACCATATCATCGAAACAGAACTATAACTCATTAAACTTATTATCATACAATGCGTCGTGCACAGAACGAGGAGTAATGTTTAACCAACTTTGTACTGTATTCTCTTTAGATATCTTATTGATACCATTAGCTAATTGACAAATTTCATTCTTGTCTTTATCAAACCAGTATAAGGCAGAACCAGAGTCTATGATACTAGGATCATTTACTATAGATGAACCATTACCTGTAGTAACATAGTCATACCTAGAAAGTACATCACCAGTACCAAGAGTGAGACCACCTACATTATTATCTTGTATCAAAGATCTTTCATTTACTGCAGCAATGCCTAGAGAAGAATCTTGCCAGAAGTATAGTGAATTATTAAAACTCTTCAGATTAGTAACACTACCATACTAACTATCTACGTCTAAGTAATTAGCTACTTTAAACTATGAGAAACTATCTGATATTTCATCATTAGTCTTTAACTCTGAATAAAGTATTCTATTATTATTTATAGTAGAATCTTTAGAATACATTCCAGATGGTACAAAGTACTTAGCATTACTCTATGCAGAGTAGGCATCATTATATGCGTAATAAGGTTTACTCTGTATATGATAGTTACCAAGAGTACCACCAGTAATAGTAGTAGACAAGTAAACATCCGTATAAGTACGATCTCCTTCACAGCTTCTACTAGTAGTATCACCATACTGTAAATTTAGATTAATACTAGTTTCAAACGGAATAAAGTCTGTCATACTCATTTGTGTATTCTATGGATCTCCACCACCAATTTCTGGATTGGGCCAAATACTACCAGTTCTATGATCTAATATTCCCAGATATGTATCACCACCAAATACCCAAGAGTTACTGGTATCTCCTACTATTTTAAAGTACCCAGTACTTACATAAGTAGAGTTAGTTCTAGCAACATATGTATTACCATTGTAAGGTATTATATCTCTCTTGATATTCACTACAGGGATATCCCACAATCCTCCATAACTTCCTGTACCATATAAGTTGCCTTTTAATATGTTATTAGCAAGCATATACTCTGTATTAGGAGAAAGTACACTGTTAAATGTATCAGTAAAGTCAGTCTTACCTTGAACAATAGCGCACTTACCAAAGTAGCAAGCTTTACTAATAGTATCACTATACTGTTCATCGTCATTTCTAACATGAGCTAGATTTAAGTAAGAAATATCTCCTATAGATTGATAGTATGTTCCCTTATTAGTAATTGCATTCTATTCAAGTATCTGAGGAAATATAGCATTATCTTCTATATCAACTGTGAGTCTCTTGTACCCTATTATTTCACCATCATCGTCGTATAAATAATCTCCACTATGATATGGTATATATCTCTTAGCTATAAGATTAGGAATAAAATAACCAAGTTCAGTATGTTGTAGCACTAACGTTGGATCTCCTACTTCGCTGTCTATATTACAAGCTGAACCAGATAATGTGAGCTAAGGATATCTAGTATTAGTATATGTCTATACTGTATCAGCTGTAGATAAGAATACTCCATATTTAGGATGAAAAGTAGCACTAGCTGTAGAGTAGTCGGCTGTATCTATTTTCTTCTCTGAATGTAAGATATACAAATGATCTAGATAACAACTCTTCATATAGCTTAACATAGAATCACCATTAATATCTAATTCTGGGCTTATAAGTGCACCGTAGTTCTTTCTTACTAAAGTAGAAAGTAGTTGACCATTTTTATAGCGTGACATTCCAGAACTTCTAAGTTCTTCTAATGCTCCAAATGTACTAGCACTAAACCTATATCTTAGAGGTATACAAGGTCTACAGTCTTGATCAGTAGCTAACTGGTCACCAGCATCTAGATACTTATAAGGATACGAAGTAATCTGAGATAATACAGATTGCATCACTACTGTTCTATCACTAGCTGTCCTTTCACATCTTACTATTTCGTAAGATACTACGTCTTCTGGTAAGTTCTACACATCAAAGTATACACCTAAAGTTCTACCAAATAGATATTCTCCAGCAAAGAAAGCAGGATAGTCTTTAGCATGAGGCATACGTATATCACCAATCCAGTGTACTGGAGAAGCTACATTTTTACTATTGTAGAGTACTATACCAAATCTATATATCTCATCCCTCTAGTATCCTTTATATCTTGAATCTATATTAGGATCTGCAAAGTTTAATTGATAGACACTGTTTATATCTTCAATGCCCATAGGCGAATCGTTGTCTAACCAATTAAAATACATTCTATACTGATCACCATTAGTAAAAGAAGGAATGTCTATCTTAGTCTAATCTCCATTAACCACATTAGAATATATAGATCCCATCTTATCTAGATTAAGCATAGTATAGACGAATCTATAGCTAATGTTTAATCCGGAACCGCCTAGATATTTACCTCTCCAATGTTGATCGGGATTGATCCATATATTACTATACTGACAATTCTCTTCATCAGATGGTTGACCTTTAACAGTATTATAAGGATTTATACAATCGTGATCCTCTGGTATACTTTCATAAAAAGCTTTTAACTCAGCTTCATCAGTAGGTAATACTTGAGATATATTTCTAGAAGATATACTATCTCTAAGTATCAGCTTACCATCTTTGTTAGTTCTGTAAGCTCTAGCATCATAAGTAGGATTCCAAGTATCCGTTACTGTATTGGCAGCGAATAATCTATTATCCTTTTTCTCTATAGTAGCTGGTATAAATGCTACATTAGTAACGCTATTGAACTCCTCTAAAGTAATAGTACTAAGAGTAGAATTACCATTATCTTCATAGGTTATTTCATCTACGTTAGTTGGTATCTTTACTTCACCAGTTATATCAATAGTAGGAAGTTCTGTTCTATCTTTATAGAATATTCTATATACTCTAATGTAATCATATAAGTAACCGTAATGAAGATTATCTTCATATGATAAAGGTATGTTTATAACAACAGACTTATTAGAATTAATATTCTTTTCACTACCTTCATAATCATTTAAACTTTCTGATCCATCACTAGTAGTAAGATGAACAAGACCTGAGATAGGAGATATTAAACTTTCATTACCTCTAGCATTGAATAACTGATAAGCATACTGAACCATACCAGTCTTTAAATTACCTGTACCTAACTTATTTAAAGTAGGAGGCGTTAAAGTGGAGTTAGTAATCATATCTAAGAAATCAGGCTTTGTAATAAAACCATTAATATCTAATAGAGGATTATCTACTCCCGGTTCGTATACATATCTATTATCCATTAAGGATATTACTCTAATGTAATGCTCTCCGTCTGCAATATACAGTTTAATATTAGTATCAGATTCATAGTTTGCTACTAGCTTTATACTGCTACTTTCTGTATAACCTAATTCTCCAGATACAACTGTTACACTAGTAAGCGGAGGATTATTATAATTGGATATTCTATATATACTATTAATAGTCTTACCCTCAAATGGAAATGAAGTCAGAGCAATAATATACTTATCTACTGTGACTACAGCAAGAACTTTTTCTCCTTCTCTTTCAAATATATCTCCTTCTACTTTCAGTGTATCCTATATGTTCTGAAGCATACCAGTATTGCCATCATCATTAGTAATGATGCGAACATTCTCAGCATATCTATACTGAGTGTTAGGTAGAAGCATGATATCAGTATCCATGTTCATTCCACCTGCAAAACTATTCGTCTAAAATATATTTGACATCATAAGTTCTAATTATATATTATCTGTTCATCTCCAGTAGTAGAAAAGAAAGTAGAATGATCGTCAAACTCTGGATAGAGTTTAGTCCAAGTATTCTTAATGGTTTCCATTTCATCTGAAGTATTAGGCATCATAGCTTCAGCGTAAGCTTGCTTACGATAGAAGTTATATGAGTTACGTATATCATAATAATCTCCTTGGCTGATTTCTCCCTTTAGTTTCTTAGGATACATCAATTTCATTACTACATACCAATAGATAGCTTCTTTATATGATTCTAAATCTGGTATCATAGGCATACCATCCATATCGCTATAGTTAGCATAATATGATACTTTAACAAAACCTTTTGGTACATTTAACATAATGTAACCAGGTTTAGTCATATACTATAGATCACAGCTATACATAGTAGTATCTGAATGACCTGAAGAGTAATTACCAATATATCTACCATTGTTAGTAGGTACAGTAAATTGGTTTACTAATACTCCTAAGGTCTATCTGATATTAGGATCTTCGTTTAATTTGTCTAATGCCTATCTATCGTCTGTATAATTGAAAACATTCTTAACCAATGGAATAATACCCATATCTGGTATAAGCATCTTATCGTCAAAGCAACACTTCTCATCACTTAGACAACTATTATCTAAACACTGTTTAGCTTTACAATCATGGAAAACACCGAAGCTAGAAGTACATTTACGCATAGGTAACCAACCATTACTCTTCTATGAAGAGTAAGCTACCTAACCTAACTGATACAAATCACAAGGTAACTGAGCTTGGTGACCTATTACTGGTATTACTTCTACTTTGTGTTCATACTATTGTACAGCTCCGATCTTCAATACAGCTTCTTGAATCCATTCTCGGATATCTGTTATACGTATTTGATCCTCCTTGAGATCTAGATCGGCTATGACTTTAGCAATAATAGTACCTGATGATATTAATTTTGAATTCATCATATTTCTGGATAATCTTTTACTTTATTAAATATTATCTATGCTAGATCTCTCTTATTCTATCTGGAAGCTACAAACTAATACTTACCTTTATTAGTAAGCAAACAATTCTTTTTAGACCAGTAGAATCTATACTTATACATACCACTGTGTTCATTAAGTAAGTATACTGGTTTTCCTGTTTCTCTAGTTGCTTTCCAATCCCACCTAAGACTCTTACCTGTATATTCTTTAGGCTGATGCTTGATAATCTATAGAGTACCTAATCTGCATGGAAGCTTGAACTCCTTACAGTCAAGCATAATTGAATCTCTAATATGCTTAAAGTAATCTGTTACTATACCTTTAAAGGTCTTTAGATTTACATCATACTAAGTATTAGGCTCAGTATATTCTTTGTAACTTATGTAATAATCTGCAATAGTATAACATTTTCTGTTATATATTAATCTCTCACTCATCTACTATATATATTCTGTGTATTATCTTTAGAATCATTAGTAGTGTCACTGGGCATCTGTACTAATGTTCTTAGTTCTCTCTCTAATATCATCTATGTGATAGTAGGAATCATTGCCCCGGGAATAGGAAAATCGGCATTAGGGTCAAAACAATCCACGAGTTCTGTAGGATCTTCTGCGATAACATCTATACTAATGTACTCAAGTTCGTTTTCATCCCCTTCCAAGTATATCTTGTTACCTTTGACCCAAGCTATGTAATCTTTACATGTTGCCTTCCTGTACTTCTAGTATTTTTGTTTGGTATAACTTCCAACTTGTATAATGTTTCCATACATGTCTCTTACATTAATTACTCCTGGTCTATAATTGAAGTCAATCAACTTAGGGAGATCTCTATCTCCCACATATATATTCTTACCAGGTACCTTCTCTATCACATCAATATGAATAGGCTCAATAGTAGTAAGGTATAACGGATTTATATCCCTACCTTTATCTACGTCCTACTTAATCAACATAGCTCTATAAGCTATGATCCATTTCTCTATTTGTATTCTACTTAAGTGCTCTGACTCTGTAATATTACTATTACGAGCAATCAGTAGAATGTTATCAATGAGCTCATTTAATGACATATTTCTTAATAAATTATAACGTTATCCTTATAAAACGCATTTAGAGCCCTCGTGAGGCTCTTTCTGTTTAAGGGTATACAATACCTAATTATAAGTAATAGCGCTTCTTACGCAAGCTTAAAATAAAAAAAGGTTGATCTTATTGATCAACCTCATTCATTACATTCTACATGTTCTCTGGTAGCATACTCTTCACGCTCACGTTCCCGTTCACGTTCTCTTTCATATTCGTCCATTTCGTATTCATGACGTCTGCCCATAGAACTTCTCATTCCACGGCCTCTTCCACCTCTACGATATGCACCAATATGGTACTTGCTGAATTCATCGTCTTCGTCTTCTTCTTCATCAAAACGTTTACGACCTACTTCTTCTTCGTAGCATTCCATTTCAGCTTTTCTGATCTTATCGCACATTACGTACACATAGTAGTACCACATCTTGCCTTCGTCTATGTCTTTATCTGCAAGCCACGCTTTTGCGAACTCTATAAAATGTCTGACATTATTTGAATTTGAGATACTTACTATTACTTTATAAAAATCAGAATAGATCATGTTCAGTGCTACATACCAATCATAACGATTGAATCTGTTACTAAGACTGATTCCGTGCTGACTAGCTAATGCAGTAGTTTCTTCAATAGACCAATGCGGTCCACGTGAACCATCCTCGTTCTCCATCTTACTCACAGCTTTGTGTGCCATCACTTCGTCGAAATGAGGTCCATGCTCTTGTTCATAAGCTTTTACACGAAATATTCTATGTATATTATTATTGATTAATATAATTTGAATATATTGATTATTTAGATACTTCGATTACTCTAGTATCTGTTACCTTTATTAAAGGATTTGAGTTTTCTATATGATATTGTCTGGTAGTTATTTTCTTGAAATCAAAGTGCCAGAACCTAACCCAGCCATTCTTATACTTATTTCTATATTCTCGTTTGTTTTCAACGAATATAATCTGCTAGTTTGTGATATCTAACTTGGCTTTAAGGATTGAATCCTTCCTACTAACTATGATAGTTGTTAATTCATTTAGCTTAAGTTCTTCTTTGAAGTCCACTAATTTATGTTTGATTACAGTCTTAACTGAATCTTTAATCTCGGTATTGATTACACTGACATTAGTTAGGTTCTTGTCTTTGATTTTTAATTTCTTCTTAGTCTCATTAACCTACTGTATTAAACTATCTTGACTAGTATTGAGTTCATCTATAGTAAGCTGTAAGACTCTATTTCTTTTAGTTAAATCAGAAGTACTCTCTTCGTAACTTCTGAGATTGTTAGTTACTCTGTCTATCTCTTTATTTAACTTCTGTAGCTTATGGTTCTAAATAAAAATAGTCGCAATAAGTAAACTAACTAAACCTACTGCGACTATCTTATAATATTTTGCAAACCAATTAACTACCTTTAATAGTACTGTGATCATCTGGTAATTCTTCATCAAGTTTGACATCTAAGTATTTCTCTCCTTTAGCTTTTATAACTTTCTTAAGTACACTCCATACTTTCCATTTTGGATGTAGCTCACATAAAGATTCTAACAATGACCAGAATTCAACCAGAGCAATAGCTCCCGCAATGAATTCGATAGCATGTAGATCTATAGAAGTTATAATTAATTGATCAATTGTGAATGCACCACAAATTGCAATGACTGCGTCTCTAATCTTATATATTGTTTTCCAAGCTTTATGAGATTCAACTTTTGTCTACCCATATTTCTTGGACACTTTATATCCATAGATAGCGTCAACAATCATCAATACAGCAATTGCTGTTATTGGCACATACACAGGGGCATAGAATGAGGCTAAACCAGCCAACACGCTGGTCGTAAACTTTTCTACGCTACTGAACATGTTCTTGAATATTGACATAGTGGACTCTCCTAAATAAAATGGATTCATAAATAGTAGGATAAGATTAGTGAAAATCAAAAAGCCCTAGCGATTAAAGGGGAGTAAAATCTGCTAAGGCTCTGTAAAATTGTTCGAGATTATACATATAAAACGTATGTACACTCAGTATGTTACTATTATATAAAATCTCACATTATGGTCTAATAGCTGTTCTTTCAACTAGCTCCTGGATCCATAATACCAGCTGATTTCAAGCTATTGAGTACAGCATTAAGTGAAGTAATAACGTCAGCTAGTTCTGCAGAAGTAGATACAGCGCCTACCATAGCCGCTTTCTTTACTCCACCAATTGCATTTAAAGTAGCAGCCGGAAGGGCATAATAGTTAGCACCAGTTTGTATTCCGTTTAGTTTCTTGACCATCTGTGAACTCATTAATCCATTTGAATCTGCAGTAGCTACAGGTATATCAATATCAGTATCATTACCACTAATTATATTCCATTTTGAGCCATCATATGTTTTAATTACTCCTCCATTAGGATCAGCTGTTAAGTCAATCCAGTATGCTACTTCTTGCGGATTAGGAGCAAATCTAGATGCTTTAAAATTTGGGTTCTCTTGTTTTGTCATAATCAATTTGCTATTTTACTAGGTAAATTCCATTCTCCTAATACTACTGCACCTAGATCAGTGTATTGGTCTATTCTAATATGTCTACTTGCAAATGAGTTGAGATCTATTTCTCTAGTGTTTTCAAAATGTTCAACATTATCCGGAGAGTCTACATCATAGACATCAATTCTACCTGCAAATATAGCTTGTTCTTTGTATATATTATTTCTCCTGGGTTCTATATCGTATAACTATGGAAACACATAGTAAGCCTAAGGGTTAATAAATACAGGTCTATATAATACTGTTTTCATAATACTTCTATTGCAATGTATACTTTCATTCTATAGTAATCATTATATGTTCGTGATTGTCATTTGCAGTTTTGAGCATAGCATATAGTTTCTTAAACGTATCTGTACTCTCTACTACTTGACCTTTTACTTTATTTTTACCAACGAGCAAACACCCGTCAGTATCTTCTGGCTTATTACCTATATGAATAAGTATACCATCAAAACCAGGAACTCCTGTTAATCTTGGAAGATAACCATCACAGAACGCATATTGTTTATAGTTCTTGAACTTTGGAGATTGTACATCTAAAGTAATAGCATACTTACCAGATGGTATAGCTGTAATACCTTTTTGTTTAATACTCTTTATTTCATCTAAGGTCATATCTTTAGTAAGACCTCTATCTGTATCTTCTAAAGTATCACATATATACTCTTTTTCTATATCATCATTGTATTGATCCTTCAAAACTTCTTCGTGTTCACCATAATCTATGTAAGGTGGTTTCCAATACAATCTGCCTATCGTATACTTATCTCCTTTAAATATTCTCTTTAATACTAGTTCCATAATTATCCTTTTAATGTTCCATTATTAGTTTCTGCTCTATCCTAAAGTGCATTACTAAATAGATCTGCAGCAACATTTATCCCAAATGTTCTATGATCATCATCTATAGAATCTATCTTGGAATACACTTTAAGGAGTAGAACGTAAATCTATTCTAGAAGTTCCCTATCTGTTAAGTGTAGTAAATATGGGTTCATAGAATTACGTATTAAGTAAGAAGGGACAATCTATAGAAATCCTATCAAATATAGCCTTGTGTCCTTGTTCTGATGGATGAATACCATCTGCTAATACATAACCGTCCTTCCAAGTTAATCCGTCGGAAGTTACTGCCATATTAGCGTCTATATAATTATAATTAGAATTTCTAATCCACTCATTTATAGAGGACATCTTAGTTATATAAGATGCGTCCTGACTTACTTTTGGGCAGGTAGTTACAAGTACTGGAGTAATATCACACATTTTACATAGTAGTAACATGTAATTTACATACTGAGTCCATTCGCTAAAACTAGCGTCATTCTATCCTAATGCAATTATGGCATACGCACTGTTTACCCTACTTATTTGTAATAGTATTCTTGTAATATCACTTTTAGCAGAAGCTCCGCCATGTCCATATATTAGACAGTCTTTCTTTCCTAGTTCCGATTGTAATAATGAGGCCCATCTTACATTTTTAGTACTTCTTACTGTATCTCCCTCTATAAAGCTATCTCCGTATATAGTTATTAATGGGTATGTGTTTTTAGGATAATACATAATAAATTTTGAGAATCTACTAGTTCCTGTAACATTAATGCATGCCGGTGATCCCCAAGAATATGTGCCATTAGTAGATACAGTAGTAGTTGCAATTAACTGCCCTGTTACATCATCATATAGATTAATAATTAATTTAGTAACTATATCTGTAGTTTTAGTAACTTTAATTGTATACCAATGATTATCTTGTAAGCCTTCCGTTATAGTTTGTCTATATGAAGTCTATTCAACATAACTATTATCTACTCTCCAATAAAACTTCAAATAGGAACCAGTAGAATTTTTGCATACAGTAGTCCAAAATCCAACATAATTTTTTGCTGTAGAATTTTTAGCTATTCCTAATTCAAAATAACTACCACTAGTAACTGTAGATTTAAGTTTACAACTAATTACAAATTCATCCTCAAATGTGTCTGTTGCTGGAGCTGCGGTAAATCCTCCACCTGTTACTGTTAAGTCCTCCCCGTCTCTTTGCCAAGTACTACTTACTGTGAACTCATCAAATCCACTTATTAATGTGTTTCTTTTACTATTAGTTGTTATATTAGATTTAGAAGTATTACTTATAAGTCTTATAAATACTTCTCTATTAGGAATATAAGAAAATCTAATAAAGGAGGCCTTTTCTGGTAAAGTATATACAGAAGCGTCATAAGAACTATTACCTAATATAACATTTATCATCTACTTACTTTCATCATAAACTGCTATAATTGCTCCTCCTACAGTACCATATAAGTTCTGATAGTATATTACATTCCCTTCAGATGCAGTTATATACTAAGTAGCTACCCAGCTACTATTTGGTTTTTCACCCCCTTTAGGATCAATATAAGTACCCTATACTGTAAAATCAGAATTAGTTATATTTAGTATACCGTTGAATGACTATTCTACAATTGGTAAATAATTTGGTTTATAGAATGCAATAGTCTAGATTAATCCATAACTATTATTTTGTCTTGTAACTCTAATATATTTAACATCTGGATCTACTGTATATCTACCTGTTACTGCAGATGATGGACTATTTATAATTATGCATTTATCTACGATTACATCTTTATTAGAGTTGAATGCTATTATAGCCATGCTTGAAGAATATCCTGTTAACTGATAATCAATTATTTGTCCTTCAATGACAGATATAAAATTAGTAGTCAATCTACTTGGTTCATAAGTTTCTACTCCTTCTGGTGTATAGTACACGTTATAAATATAATCGTCAGATTCAATTGTAGCAGGAGATTGAACAGTTAAAGGCACCTACGTAATACCATTATTTCCTACCTTTACATATAATTTATCAAGATATATATACTGTTTATTTGAATATGGGGTCATTCCGTAACTATATGGAGTGCCGTATAAGGTACTATTACTCCAATCACTGTAATAGCTTGTCTATACTTTATAGACAAAATGTTGAGAAGTAGTGTTAAACATTACAGATCCTATTTCACTATCACTGTATTTTTCATTAATAATGGAAGATGTTTGCACCTAAACAAACCCATCGAACGGTATGGAAAATTTTCTAGCTACTTCTGTAACTATATTTTGATTTATAGCAGCTACCTCGCTATCACCCAGCTCTCCTACTACACTAGTAGGATTAGCAGGGAATTCTAGAGCATTCCATCTAGTGACACCATCACCTATCTTATAACCTTTAGCTCCATCAGTTATAATACCTATTTCTCCCTCAGCTAATATTGGATTAGTTGTTGACCAATTAGCTGCTGTATCTCTTCTTTGTAATACTCTATCCATAATTATATAATACTATATCTTTCAACATTACTTAATGGTTGTGTTTCTCCTACTGCTAATCTAGGTAAATTTAGAGGATTAGAAGCTCTGCATATATAAACTCCTGTACCTAGACCTACGTTATAACTAAGAGGTATTCCCCAGTGTCTGAAGGAATTAATTCCATTAGGAGATTGTAATCCATTTGATGTAATCCAAACATTCTCACGAATTCCTTTAGAATAAGCCAAATTAAGATTACGACAAATAGAAAGTGTTACACTAGGATCTGTAGTATAAAGTTGGTTATAAGTTAATGCAAATATTATTTCATCGTACTCTCCGTGTATATAATGTTTCCAACCAAGACTATTCATTTTCTTCACAGCTTCTAAATCAGAATCAGTATAACTATACCATTTTGAAGCAGCAAAATCCGCTGTAAAATGTTCGTTTGTTAATACACTTTTTGTTTCTGGATCTGTGTACATATAAATGTGTTTATCATCATTAAACCATATAAATGACTTATTAGGTAACGAATCATAATCTGCATTAAATATTGATATGTAATCATCTCCTGTTAATTGTTTATATCCTTTTTGTCTAGTAAGATTAAGTATATACAATATTCTTTCGGATGATGTTAAGATAGCAGATAAAGGTCCACTAGGAACCCATTGTTTGTATTTAACCGGAATTACTGCTAATTCTGTGTTAGGATTGGTTACAGTCTAATCTTCATATATAGGCTTTTTACCATTAGTTGTTTTTCCATCATAAATGCCATGAGAACTCCACGATGCAAATATTTTTGAGTAATTACTGCAAATCCGATTACATGTAAGAATCTCAGCCTCACCAGGGCTATTTATGTTCATATGTAACTTACCTAATTCAATTGAATTAATATCGAAGGATACATTAAAGTTTCCGGACAATAAGTTATTTAATCCCTATATAATATTAGATCTATCTTCACCGTAAATAGATCCGTCGTTTTGACCATCTATATTCAAGCATATCTTCTATCCCACTCTTACCAATTCAAAATATATATCTCTATCATATAGAGATGAATATACTACAAATGGATATGCTTCTTTTCTAAGAGTAGGGTTACTAACAGAATTAGTATATGTAGATACCATTTTAACACGGGGGCATCTCATTATCTAAGATACAGAAGTGTTTAATTTTGATCCTATAGCAGATGCTTCAAAATTTGGATATGCCGATAGATCATTAATCAAATCCTATATAGTAGGATAAATTTCTAATAGGATGTCTACTAGGATATCTTCCCCATTTCTTATTATTAGATTAGTATCTGTAATTTCTATAGTATGATCAGATACATTCGCATCTCCAGTATATCTTACTCTGAACAGTTCTTGCCCCTTTAATTCTCCGAAAGCAGGATAAGCTCTATTAGCATAAGCAAAAGACTCTCCATTAATTGTAAACCCAAAACCTGATTGAGCTGTAGCATAAGGATAATCAGTTGTCCATGATGTTCCACTAAAGCTGTAATTCTAAGAATAAGCAGTAGCAGGTCTAGATATAGCATCTATACTAAAACTCTGACCTGAATTAGTTAAAGTACATAAAGGAATAATTTGATTTGAACTATTCAAGTCTATTTTAAGTCTACCAGAGAAAAATAATCTGAAATCTCCACTATTAGATATGTCATAGGAATATTCAGGACTATTAGTCTTAATTTCATTACTAGAATTACTAGAACTCTTAAGAACATTAGACGTAGGTCTTATATCAATATCTGCAGCCTCTAAACCTGGTTGCAAAGATAAAGCGATATAATAAGCATTAGCTGGAGTAGTATAAGTACTTCCTTGCTCATGTTGGAAATAATTAATAATTTTTGTTCCAGTGTTATCGTATATCAAATTATAAGCGAGGCCATTTATTCTGTAATAATTGAACTAATATGTAACACTTCCTTTTATAGGAATCAAATTAGTGTGCGTCATAGTAGTCTAATTAGTCCAAATTCTACCATCAGATCTAAGATATCCAGTCTCTATGGTAACATCATTAGGATGTATTATATTTTCACCTTTTACCGCAGTATATAAATCATCCTATATACTGCTAATACTATTATTAATGTCATTAATAAAGGTTTTATTTAAATAAGTTCTCTTATACAAACGTGGACGAACGTAATTAAGAGAATTTATTGCCACTGTTGTTGCTCCCTATGGAGCTACTATTCTCTCATAATGTTTTATTACAGTAGTAGATGCATCAGTATTATATACGTATTGACGATCTATCTATTTAGATTCACTGTCGTAAAAGTATAATAATGCAGAAGAACGAGAAGCACCAACTTTAGCACTAAACAATAACTCAGAGTTATCATCTATCTAAGGTAAAGTAAACATACTATAACACAATGCACTGTTTGCTGTTTCCTCACCATTAAGTTTTATAGTTTTTCCTGCATTTACAGTAATAGGTTCTATCTCTGTTTCTTCATATATAGAGTCGTCTCTCTATATACTCGTTATAGAAGAATCTATATTAATTGCTGTAAGTAAATCAGTTTCGTCATATCCTTCTATAGCTGGAGGAACAACATTGCCATAATTTATTCTTATTAACGTAGCACCAATAGGAACATTGATTATATAATTATCAGCATAAAGAGGATTATAAGTAGAATAATCTCTTCTTTGCTGCGTGCCTAATCGTTTTCCTTCTTCATTAAAGAACTAGAATATCCACAATCCCACCCCATTGAAAGCTCCGTTAAATAATAACGTAACTTCATTGTTGTAAGGATAGTCAGCATAGCTAAATCCACTTCTTACTTCCTCTTCATTATTATCATTCCATATTTTACCAGCTACAATGTTGATAGGTTGTATAGCTTTCTTAATACCTTTTGCTAAGTTTTTCTATGTTCTGTTGATAAAAACCAATGTCTCATCATTAGTCTTTACTAGATATCTGAATATATCTGCAGAATTTATTGTAATATAATTAGGATCAGTGACACGACCGCTGCATCTTATATATTTAGTATTAGTTGGTATATTATTAGAATCTATAATAATAGTCTACATCTATTCTCCTACTGCCGTTATACTTTGTATATACTTTTTATCTTCGTCATAAAAAGCACATGGAGAAAAGTTCTAAGAACCATATGTATACATTCTTATTGTACTTTGATTCGTAACAGGAATAAAGTCAGTATATAGATATAATTCTGGATCTTCTGGAGTAAATACTTTACCATCTCTAGGATTTATACCACCAAAATAGCAAAATGGATCTCCGAATATATTCTCTGTTAAAGACTTCTAACTAATAGAAGCGTTTATACTCTACCCAAATCCTTGTACAACATTGTCTGCAGCTAAGTAATCAAGATTGTTCCATGCAGTTACTCCGTCTCCAATCTTTCTAAGCTTAGTGTCGATCTCGAAACCAACTTCACCTTCCATTAATATAGGATTAATCTCTGCCCATTTAGCAGCTAAATCCCTTCTTAATTGTATTCTTTCCATAAAACAATTTTAATTTTAAATTACAAACGCATCTGCACCACCACAATCTATTGTTCTTGTACCTCCATATTTACTATCTGCTCTACCACCATCAAATATGCCAGACTTAATTTCTGTAATAGAACCTACATTAACCCATTTAGAAGTATTGTCTTTCCATACATACAAGTTGTATGGAGTAGCAGTACCTACTGCATAAGCTGTACCTATAGTAGCTGTAGAAGGAAGAGAAGCTACGTCATTAACCCAACCAGTTAATTGATAGCCGTCTCCCTTCTCTCCTTTGGAACCTGGTAAACCAGAAGGTATCTCAAAGTTAAATACAGCATCATAAGCAGTACCTACATTAGTTACCTTAGCTTGTTGAGTATAAGGTAAAGTAGTAGTAACTCCAGCATTAACTGTATTAGTGTCAGGTAAGACGAAATCTAATACTATCTATCTGTCTGTACCTACATTGTTAATATCAGGATGAATACCTTTGACTGGAGTTACTGTACCTACTTCAACTGTAGGAATAGTTTCTTTTACTTCTTCAATCTTATTAGACAACTCAACTTGTTCAGCCTATAAACCTTTTATATCTTCTACTGTGGATATAGGAGCCTTGGTGCCATCAAGTAATTCTAAATTAGATTGGATAACGTCAGCTGCTTCTTGACCAGTCATGCCTTCAAGAATAGGCTGTATAATTTCATTCAGTGCATACATTTTCTTTATCCTCCAATAAGAATTTATAAATTTGTTTAGACAGGGTAACTAAACTATCCTTTAACTTATATTGTCTAATTAATCCTGTAGCTATATTCATAGCTTCTATCTTTAAGTTTTGTGTTTCGCTCATAATATTTTTTTTAAGTTAAGACTGTACCGTCTAAGTTAATCCATGCTGTTCCATTCCACGATATTACCTTGCCTATAGTTTTATCATAGTATTTAAACCCTATATATATATTTATGGGCCTTTGATTTGTATTTCCTATTGATATATAACCACTTGAATCGTACCACACATTATTATAAGCATAAACGCTTTTCATCATGTCAGTACAAAAATAACTTTCACCATTTATAGATGCTAATGATGGCAAAAATATATCAGATGAGAGTCCACTTCTGGCATGACCAGCTCTTACCCCATCTGCTCTATACCAAGCATTATCTATAAAAAAATATGGCAAATTATCAGCAGAACTAATAAAATATTCTCCATTGAATTTAAAATTATCAGTACCTGTATAAGGTTCTGTACCATATAAAACAAAAGGATTAAATAATTCAATTTGTTTAAAAACTACTGAATTAATAACACTTCCTGATATCATACTATCATCTTCTACTTTTCTTAATCTAAAGGTTAATGGAGTAATAAATTCAACATAAGCATCATATACTGTATTGTCTATTGTTATCTCTAATTCTTCATCTTCTAATATCTCATTTGTTATAATACCATTATATGTAACTATATTACCATTAAAAGAGAGTTTACTGATGTCCAAACTAAAATTATTTAATTGCTTGCTTGTACGATAATGACTATTATTAACTACATAAATTGGAATATCTGTATTTTCCATATATATGTAATCACCTCTACGCCCACCTATTAAACTGGATAATTTTCTAACAGTACTTACTGATGAAGTTCTTATAAGCTTATCACAATTAAATTTATTACCTCTGTTATAAACATTTATATAGAATGGAGCCAAAACACCATATATTGTAATATGTTTTCCTGCATTTACAATATTATCTGTAATAGAAATATTAGCCGAATTATTTACAGTATATGCAAAGTATAATGATTTAGTATCTATATTTTCTTTATAAATAGTTACGTTATTATTGAATACAGATAAGTTTATAGAAGTAGTATTATAAATAATACTATGATTAAGACAATTGTATATTTTATTATTATAAATATTAGTATCTTTACAATAAGCGATCCTTATTACAGCATAGCCAGCTGTACCAGTAGAATCAATGTAATTAGATATACAGTTGTTATAGATCTCAATATTAGTAGCATACCCGATATTTCTAGTTCCTCCTACGAAAATAGCACTTGATGAGGGGGTATCTCCATTAATACCTATAATTGTATTATCTTTTATAATAATGTCTTTACTGCACCATTCGTCATTAGCTCTATCATCAGAGCTAATCATAATACCAATTTTACAATTCTCAATGGTATTGTTTTCTAGTAGAATGTTATGAACTCCATGTGAGTCAATTCCTTCCCAAAGAGGATTATTTTTAAATGTACTATTACGTATAATTACATTTCTACATCTAAAATCAAACTTATCTGTATAATTTGATACACCTGTATGAAAGAGATAAGAATGTTGAGAATTAAGATTTGTTACAGTATCGTAAATGCAATTGTCTACTAAGATATTTTCAGTACACTCTCTGAAACTAGTACATTGATACGTAATATTAGAAAACTTGTCATTTTTTAATGTAACACCATTCGTATTTGATACTTTAAGCGCAGTATTTCCAAATACATTGTTAATAGTACAATCTGATATTTCAATATTCTTACATTTATCTATAAAAATAACTCCATTTCCAGGGTGAGAAGTATCTATTTGTGGATTACCGTTAGTAAAATATATATTACGGAAGACAACATTGTTAACATTATTTAAAGTAAATAGTACTAAATCATCTACATTATCGGTTCTCCCAATAACGGGTGTTCCTCCAATCCCCTCTATTGTAATATTTGAAAACATGTTTATTCCATTATCCATAATATAAACCTGTTTCCTATATGGTATATAAATTTTTGATACTCCTAGATTTATGGCATTCTGAAGGGCTTGACTAAAATTAATATCAGCTCCAAGATGTCTTATATTAATAGAACTGTTTAATATTTTACCTACTATAGTCCCATTACTAAAGCTTCCACCTTGAAAGTCTAAAGTACAATTTGCAGGTAATTCCAGTATAGCAGTATTAAGATTTAGATCAGTAGTTATCTTATAAATAGTGTTTTCTTGTGTAAAATCTGAAAGCTTATTAGCTATTATTACTTTTGATGCTAGTGTACCATCTATATTAGTATTAACAAATTTTACCTTATTACCAGAAGTAGTAGCTCCAATTTTAATATCGTCAAAATATGCATTTATAGATACATCTGATAATAGTTTAGTAGATCTTATGGCAAACTCTACAGATACAGAAAGAATTGAAGCTGGTTTATCAGATAAGTAATGGTATTGAGTTAAAGCATATACGTCTAAACTATCTTTATTATCTAATAAATTTACTACAGTGTTCTAATCCACTCTGGTAAGAGTAGTACCAGAACTGTCTTTATATCTTGTTATAACTCGTATTATTGGATATACTGAAGTGTCTATATCTCCATTTTTATGGAATCTAGCTTTAACGGAAAAACATCCATCTGGATCAATAGCATTAGAATTATATATAGATATAGCTTGTACTAACGCATCAACGTTGACTGCTGTAACAGAGGTTAATTTAAACGATAGACCTGAATCGTTAACATAAAATGATCCCGTTCCATTAGAACGAAATAAATCAGGAAGTACTAGTTTATCAAATGGAACCTCTCTACTCTGTGTAATGTTATATCCATTCCACATTATGTTATTACAGATATTATCTACACTCCAGGGGGATAAAGCCGACATCTTGTTTTTCTACAACGGGGTACCATTTACTGTAATGTTATTTCCTACAGTATTCCAATTAGTAGATACAAAGTATCTTTCATACTAATTATCATGAAAACTAAAATTATAAGAAGTAACACTTACTGTATTATAACTTCCAACTACGTGACATCCCAACACCGTATTTGTAGTACCAGATCCATTATTATCACATGTAATCTGAACATAATTGCTATTGCCCTAAATTATACAACCGCCATAGTTATTCTATTGTAACTCAACATTAGATACATTACATTTACTTCCTATTAAACTAAGAGCATATTTTCCTGTCACAGTAGAGCTAGCTCCACATCCGAAGCATTTGCAACTATCTACTCTATTGTTACCATTTATAACTATTCCTTCATGATGACTGCTTGCAACGGTACAACCAATAATCATATTGTCTGTACCCATACAATTTATACCAACATTAGTAGTATGAGTGATAAAACAATTGGATATTTTATTCTCTCTTTGATAAGTACCTACATAAATAGAAGCCGCATAACAGTATTTTATTTCTACATTCTATATGATGTTTCTTGTATCCCATTGATCATTAACGTCATTTGATGTACTCCTTAAATATATACCTCCTATTTTATAATTAGATTCTGTAGAATTAGCGCCCCCCAATAATACAAAATTCGAAAATGTAATACCACTACCACCATCTTTAGTTCTTAAAAGATAACCGTTAGTAAGTTCCATTGAAGGATTAGCTTGAATAATGGATTTCTTTCCACATCCTCTAATAGTTCTAAAAGATGGTATATCATCAATCTAGTTAGTAATATAAGTACCTGCGCTAACATAAGTATTAGTGAAATACTTAATGCAGTTCTTTATAGCCTAAGTATTATCTGTTATCCCATCTCCTTTTCCCCCGAACCATTCTGGGTAAGCTTCTTTAATATCCCATACTCCTTCTAGAACAACATTATCGTCAAATATCTTTCGTAATTCTGACTAAATCGCAGTACCATTACCTTCAATAGTACCATTCTTAAATGATCCTCCCTAGAAATCCAATGTACAGCCTACAGGTATAATCAAAGTACTACCTTCAAGATCTATATCCTTAGTGATCTTATAGATAGTATTAGTCTTTTTAAATTTATTTTGTATATTCATATCTTATTATGTTAAAGCAGTTCCATCAACATTAGTCCACGTAGTTCCATTCCACAGTACTAGCTTATTCAAATCAGTGTCAAAATAAGTAAGTCCTGCATCATCAATGGTTAAATTATTAGCAACAACAGCAGTTTCTCTCCATTGAGAAGTACCTTTGGCTACATCAATATTATTAATTATTGTGCAACTTCCTATCTTACCTAAAGTCTGACCATCTGCACTAACAACTACTAATTGACCTAATCCAGGAGTAGTACTTTGTATAACAGCATTAACAAGATTAACTACTCTATAAATAGTATTACCTTTAAAGTTAATGTGTATTTTAGTTCTATATTCATCTGCTTCTTGTTTCTGAACAACTTTAAATATACTTTCAGGACCTTCATTAGCACCAGTAGAAGTATCTATTGCAGTTATATTGCTTGCATTTTTAGTAAAAGTACATCCACATACATTTAGATTAGCAGCACTCCAATATCTAATATAGATATGCTGATCAGCAGGTGTTCCTAAGAATCTACATCCTGTAATAGAGTGACTTAATATAGAACTATCAAGAGAATAACTTGTTTGATTATAAATTATATTTCCTGATTTATTCCAATCAAATTGCACTCCTACAATAGCGACACCCATTGAGTTTGCAATAATCATGCCTTTATTATTCCATTCACATTTACCTCCAATGACATTAATATTACCAGAAGATGCATTTATAGAAAGACCTACTCCATTTAAAGTACCTGCATTATCTTCACTAAAAGTAACATTTCCACTATTAGTATTAAAATAATTATTAATAAGATTACTATCAGGAGAAGCTATTAGTCTAAGTCCTGCATTACATCCTGCAAAATTATTATCTTCGATATTAGCAATACCTGAATTTGTGAATAAAGCACCTATATGCGAATATAAGAAGTTACAATTTCTAAGAGTACAATTAGAAGCATTTGAAAAAGAAACTAAAGCTTGTGTTCCTAATCTGATTCCTGTAGTAGGATCTAAAGTAGAATAAGCACCTATAAAAGTAATACCTTCTATTCTAACTTGATTTGAAGTTATATTGAGGATTACTATATCATTTACAGTAGTTATCTTATTATGAATACTTCCTATATTAAGATTATAATAATTTCTTGTACCATTACCTCTTATAGTAAGAGCTTTTGTAATATTAACAGTAGTATTAACTATAAAAGACAAACTATCTATATCAACAGTACCTTGAACTTTAGTAATATTAACTAAAGATTGTAAATTAGCTGAATAATCATTAGTTAAATCATCTGTAAACCAGCTTAATTTAGTTATATCGTTACTACAACTTCCAGTTAAAGTAATAGAAGATAATTTAATATTACCTTTTAGTTCAGTATTGGTTAAACTAATAGTACCATTACTGAAACTACCTCCTTGGAAATCAAGAGTAGAACCAGTAACAATAGTTAACGTTCCACCACCTAAATCTATATCTGCACAAACTTTGTATATAACACCAGAATAACTAAACATTACATTTAGTATATCTATAGTATTAGTTTGCTTAATATATTTTACTTTACTAAATAAACTTCCGTCTTCATTTGTCCAATCTGTACCTCTCCAAGTAAGATATGAAGTTGTTACAGTATAATATACTACATAACCTCTATCGTCTACTGTAAGTTTAGCAGTTAAAGCATCTAATTCTGCAAGAGATGTTACTCTTCTTTCTAATGCTTTATTTCCATCAGCTGTTCTAAATACATTAGAATATGAATCCCAAAATACAGGACGTTTATAAGTACCATCTAAAACAAATTGACTAAATCCAACCTTATCAGCAGTAAGAGATGTAGGTAAATCAGCAAGCATATTACCTGAATACATTTCTTTACTGGGGAATGTTACAGTAGATGGAATAGAAGATATCTCAACACTTTCTTTAATTATTGCAGATAACTCAGACCATTTACCTCCATACATGCCAGCATAATCAGGTCTTCCACTTACAGGAGCTTCTACAGTAATAAACTTAGTTTTAGAAGTTAAGAATATATTAACAGAAGTAGCAGAAGCATATGAATCTCCAATTAAATCTCCACCAATAGCAAAATATATAATAAAATTATTAGAATCTTCTGTATAATTTATATAAGAAAACACAGGGGTATTCTTATACATAGAATATCTCGGAGTACTATCTTGACTTGCTTTTATTTTTATATCTCTAATACCTGTTAATCTTTGACTTGGACCAAATGTATATATAGTAGTATTAACAGGCATTTGAATATTAATATAATTAGGATTACTACAAAATGCCGTAAATTCAACTTCTCCCACTAATGGTTTAGGTATAGTAAATTTTAATGCTTTTCCTACTGGAAGACTATGTTGAAATGTAGTACTATATCTAATATCTTCTGGATAAGTAGGATTAATAAATTTTTTATTCTGTTCTTCTGCACTAATAGCAAGATAAGGATTAAGTTCATCAAATATACAGTTATTAAATACTAAATCTTTACTTGAATACCAAGCAGCAATAGAATTATCTACATTAGTAATACCCACTACATGACAATTACTAAACGTAAGTCCATTAGTCCTATTTAATCTTAAAGGAGAAGTAAAATTACAATCACTAATATTAACTAATTCTCCTCTTGGAACTTCATATAAATCATCTCTAATAGTAGAAGAAACGTCATATTTATTATCTTTAAATTTACAATTATTCATTGAAACATTTGTACATAAACCAGAAGGTTCTATATCTACATAATCGTTTTCAAAGTCAATTGCTGCCATGGGAGCAATACCTTTAATAGTATCACTACCATTTCCTTCAAAATAAACATTAGTTATAGTATAATTATTACCTCCTAAAGAAATACCGTTACGTCTTGCATATAATACTTTAACAGCATCTATTGTAACATTTTTAGTAGCTAAACCAGCTTCTTTTACTCCGTTATTATTATAAGCGGCATTACCTAAAGCTATTCCATCTCCAAAAGCATATCCTATGGTAATATCTCTAACTACTACATTATTACAACTTCTAAAATTAAGAACATGTCCCCACTCACCATAATAATCAGTACCAGCAAAAGGATCAGTATATAAATGATCTTTAGCATCTCCGTTAATAGCACCTGTACCACTAATCGTAATATTCTCTTTATTCTCTATATGAAATATAAAGTAAGCACCTTGATTAGTTGGTAACATCTGAATAGTATTATTAACTATAAGATGCGTATTAGAAGTAAACCCTGTAAAGATTCTAAGAAAATCATAATCAGAAGTATTAAGAAGCCAATAATTTGGTCTTACATCATCTCCAAGATTAGTTTTTCCTTTATATGGTAATTCAAAATAATAAGTTCTATTAGCATCAAAGTGAATAGTATTATTAATACTGTCATTAGATAATGCTAATATATTCTTTATAGTATCATTACTAATATATGAAGGATCAGTATCAAACCAAAACCACTCATCATAGATATCAGCGATATCCCAAGAACCTTCTATATGTATCTATTGACCGAATATAACAGTAGAGGAATCAGCTATTATCTTAGTAAAGTTACCAAACAAACTACCATTAGAAATAGTACCTCCGTCAAACTACAAAGCACATCCTTCAGGAATAGTAAGAACACAATGATTTAGATCAAGATCTTTAGTAACCTTATATATAGTATTAGGCTTATTGAACTTGTTCTAAAGTTTAGATACTACTCTAGGGTACATATCATTTATCTCAACCTATTCACCACTAACCCAATTTCTAACTGTAAAGTTAATAGCTTCTATATTATTACTGTTGATATTCTTGTTAGCGTGTATAGTCTTATTAGGCTCATTAACATAGTATAACTTACTAGCCATATTAACCTATACATTGTCTTCATCAACTGTGTAACTAGCTACTACAGTATCTTTGGGTATGGTCGTAAATAAAGTATCTATTATGTTTACTTTTACTTCCATGATTATATTATTGTTACTTTGCTAACTAACGTACCGTCTGTATTTCTCCAATCTTCTCCATCCCAATATATCACATTCTCAGCATCTTCACTGAAAAATGTCTATCCTTGTTTGAATCCACTAACTTCTAAAGTACTAGAGAAGTAGTCACTCATAGGATGGCTCGCAGGCTCTACTAAAGCTCCGTTTAAATTTAATACTCCATTGCTTATTGTTCCCCCATTAAATTTAAGGATACAATTACTAGGCAAAGTAATATTTAAACCAGCTAAATCAAAAGCATACCTCAATTCATATATAGTATTCTCTGAATCAAAATCAGCTTGTACTAACAGATTAGTGTTATTATAGATTCTACGTCTAAGAATCTTGTAACCCATACCTGTATTACTATCAGCTACATACTCTCTGTCTGTAAACTTAGCCTTACCTGCATCGATAGTTAAGTCATCTTCATCGACTTCTACGAACTTATTCTCAGCAAATTCCTTTAATTGCTCTTCATATTCGTTCAGTTTACCATCAAGATAAGTATTCTGTTCATCAAACTTAATGTCCTGTTTGTTTTCTAAGTATTCAAAGTTACCATCAATAATCTCTGCGACAGTCTTTCCAGACATGCCTTCTCTAATTTTTGTTATCATCATAAGTCAATATTTTTAGAATTTCCAAATACCATCACCAAACCAGAACTCATCATTCATATTCCAGATATGATCTTCAAGGATCCATTCAGGTCTACCATCTTGACTGCCCATACCAAATATAAGACTATATAAGTCAGCAATAAGTAATCCCTAAATAATACGTTTCTCACAAGGAGTACCATTATTCTTTATCCACTCATTCATAGTGTTAAACAAAGTAAAGAGATTACCTGAGGTCTTATAATAATCTGGATCAAGATTCATGTTCTACCATGCAATCTTATCCATATCGTACATCCTACAGGCGTCTATATAATACTTAACACTACCTTTGAGATTATTGTTTTTATAGCATTGATGAAATAGATTTAAGCGCATCATATATGTCATCATAGCATAACGTTTCCGTTTGCTATCACAAGGCTTGCAACTATCTACATTATCACATAAGGCACAATCACTTTCAAACACTTGCAGATACTTAGACTTAGCTTTAAACAAACTAAACTCATTTACGAACATTATTACTGTAGCTACTTGTTCTCCATCTTCTTGATAGAACAAAGTAACAGTAAAGAATGTAGGAGCATCTGAAGGTACATTGATAAGTATAATGTCCTTATTCTGTGTAAAACCAGGTATGAAAGTATGCTTACTATTATCTGTTTCATAAGCATTCTTATAATTCCTAGCTCTATCAATGTAGATATGGTCGATCACAATCGTAGGATCACTCAATGTGAGTTGCAGTCCTTTTTCTGTTAAAATTTTCTTCGTTACCGTCATACCTTATTAAATTAAAAAAGGGCTACCAGGCTAGTTAGCCCAATAGCCCTCTTTATCAGCATACTGAAATTTTATTATTAAGCTACAGCTTCACCAGTGATGAATGACTGCAAACCTTTATCAACGATAGAGTCTTTCAGAGAACCAGCTTCTACATACAATTCAGTAGTAAGCGGAGTAGTCTTAATATACTGGTTATCATTGCTCAGGTACAAGTTATCATTTTCGATGATAGCATAGTCATAAGTTTTATCTTCAACAACCTTACGAGCCTGCTCTACGATAGGATATGCACCAGTGAATACATGACCTTTGTAACCCATATTACGAGCTTCTGTATCACGTACTTGCTTCCAGTAACCTTTACCAGGATTACCTACAGTCTTAGCGATTACAGCACCAGGAACAGCAGCAGGCTGATTAGCCAACAGTGCACCAGGAATAGTCTGATACAAAGATACTTCCATAGATACGATAGAGTATTCATTAATAGAATATACACCTTCATTGTCATCTTTAGGAAGAGCAGTCAGTGTCAAAACAGCAGCAGCTACAGTAGCCTGTACTCTACGACCTTTGTGACTATTGATCTGTTTAGCAAAAGCTGAAGCCAGATCAGCAGCAGTTGCACTTGTAGCATATTGTTCATATGTGTGAGTGAACTGAGACTTATCTTCATACAAGTCTTTGTAATAAATACGTAATACGTAACGGTTACCAGCTACGATTGTTGCATCAGTCAGAGTAACAGTTACTTTTTCTTGAGAAGGCGCAACGTATTCACCTACTACTGCAGACGGTTTAGAAGCCTTCTGGATTTCTGTAGAGAATTCGATGTTAGCCTTTTGAGCGATTGTACCGTCCGGCATTGTAACACTCATTTTAGGACCTGCAACACCAACGTACAGCGAAGCAGCATCAACAGCAGCTGCGGCAGTTTTAATGATTGCCTTATTTTCATCAAACAATGCAACATCACCTGCATTCAATGCGTCTGCAGTGGTATAAGATGTAGGACAATTTTTACCGATAAGAACGGTATGTACTGAAGTTATCATATAATATAAATCAAATTTTAATTAGACATACAAGCGCTTAGTCTATATTGCTTACCTTCTACTTTTCTCTATAGAATTTCCACGTCAGTAAGCGCTTTGGGTTTATTATTCCATACTAACTGTTTCGTTAGTATAGGTGTTATATCTTGGATCTGCCTGATTCTCTATATACATTTGAGCAGCTAACTTAACTATCTCTATATGAGTATGGTCTGGCATATCAGTGTATTGTGCAAATGGATTAGTATGTAAATCTATCTTAACAGGTTTGCGTAAGTAAGTCAGCAAATATTGCGCTACTTTGTACTTTCCATCTGTGCTCAGTTTAATACTGTCTCCTTGTATTAATCTGATTGGTCTAGCTTTAGCATAGTGTAAATGGTACTCTGATAGAGAATTCTCTTTGATTCTATCTATAGTGTCTATAGTAGCCTCTATAGTATCTGTGTTCTTAATCACGTACTTGCCATTACTATCTTTTTCCCAGCATGGCAATGTCATACCATCTGCAGGAGCTATCCCAGCTGTATCTCCTAGTAAGATTAAGTAATCACTTGGGAGTTGTACAGTATATAGTTCATTACTTACTTTAACTACTTCATCAGTATATAAATACTGAGTTACTAAAGTACGCAAATCATCTATACGTTTTTGAGTCTACTCAAAAGACTCTCTTTTAAAATTGTTTTCAGAATACCTTGTTTTCCAAAATTTATCAAGAGCTGTATTAAGGAAGTACTCTGATATAAGTGTAGTAGGCTTTGTCAGATTATCATCTAACTTATTTATCTCTACCTCTAAAGCTTCTTGTAAATCTATGAATCTCATAATTAGTCATTCTGTTGTCTAGTAGCTAGACGATATTTAGCTTCTGTGATGAACATCTCAACAGCACCTTCTACAATCTCCATATGAACATTCTCAGGAAGCTCACAATGATCTAGTACCTTTACACCATCTACTCCAATTACATCAAACTTCTTAGGTTTACGATAGTACACTAAATCTACTTTCTTAATTATAGTATACTCATCATGAATAAGATTAATGTAGAGATTCTTTTCAGCATCTGTATTATTACCTGCATTCAGTACTACATATGGATTAAGCATAATAGCTTTATTGTAGTATGTAGATAATATCTTTTCTGCATCATCTTCTCTAATAGTCTTATTAGGAGTAATTACATATTGAGTTTCATCTTCAATCTCATTCTCTAACTTATAGTTCTTAGACAGTATGCTGTTACTTCTTATATACAAGAAATAGTCTGTAGGAAGAACAGCTCTATCGGATAACTTATCAGAATTATATTTATCTTCTATTACAGGATAGATACCTCTGACTATAAGTCCTTTAATAGCATCTTGATTCTTCTTTTGAGCTCTAGTACCATCTAGAACAGCATCTTCTTGTAAATAGTTTAAACGTACAAAGCGTTCCGTAAAAGCATTTAGAAATGAGAAGATAGTATCAGAAGTAACCTTTTCTTTTAATTCGAAATCGGGATTCATAAGGGTTATACGTCTCTCGAATTCGACCTACATTTCACGTGCACTAATAAGTCCTCCTTTCCGTTGGTGAAGTCAATGACCATATCGATCCATTTTTCATAAACCCCAACTTGTTTTTATTATTATTATTTATAATGTTTCTTTTCAGGTTCCCATTCTTTTTAGAACCATACAATATTAATTGTACATCGTAAATGCTATCCCATTGTTTTACAAAGTTTTCGTCTAAGTCATACTAATATACAGGTATTTTATTTATTCCTGCTACATTCATTATGTTACTTATATGTTCTTTACGAAACTTAGGATCTTTCCATTTCTATTTGTGTACCTTACTTAACTACTATTTAGTTTTTTCAGATTTATGACAACCTAAATTAGCGTTTAGTAGTGCTTGTCTATGTTCTTCAGAAAGAGACTTAGTACTTTTTCCTTTCTGCCCACCAGAATCTATATTATAACCATACCGTTTATCAGTAGAATTATAGTAAGCTATCCAATAGGTTTCTCTCTCATTTAGCTCTTCTTGAGAAGAGCATCTCTCTACAATTATGAGATCAAAGTTCTCAAATCCATATTTGTTGAGAGTATTATGAAAGTACGTCTTATGAACTTTAGTAGTAGGTCTACTATTGGTCATGTGTTGTATAACTCTCTTACGTAAGGGTTTTACAGTTTGACCTATATATACTTTACCATTAACTTTGTTTTTAAATCTGTATATCACATAATCTACATTATACGTATCATCTATTAAAAACTTAGCGTAGTCCATTATTCTTGTAAGTTATTAATTTGTACTTTAGTTCCAGTTCTCTATGACTCTATGTTCTCAAGTGCTATTACAGCGGCTCTATTAATCACTTCATACATAACATACTCTGGTACTTCGGTAATATCCATATCTGGTTTAGTGTAGTCTATTACTTCTGGTCGCTTAACATAAGTAAGTATGATACCTGAAGGATCTTTCATAGTAACATCATCATAGTATATCTTGAGCTTATTATCTTCTATAGTAGCTACTGGAATATCAATCCAAGGTCTATTATTATAAGTCTTCTTGAATCTTCTAGCTGTTTCGTGATCTACTAATGTACAAGTTATCTATTGAGTTTCCTAGAACTATTCAAGGTTATCAAACATTAATATACAAGATACATAGAACATTCTACGATAGCCTTTATTTACACCAGTTTCATTAGTAAAGTCCTCTAGTATAACAGAGTTCTCAAGTAAACTAGTAGTTATTGGTAGACCGTCTTCAGTTATGATAAGACCTTCTAAATCAGCAATTCTGTTTACACTACCTTCAAATGCAACCTTAGTTACAGTAGTACCAGTAAACTTGTTACTTATGACTTCATTATAAGCCTAATTGAGAAATAGGTCTTCTTCTGCTGGTAAAAAGGCAGGGCAGCCACCGTAAGCAACTGCCTGTGCATTTTTATCCATTGCAACCTTAAATGCTTTATGTATATCCTATACTTTCATTACTTAGACTTTATCTCATTAAGTATTGCTAGTTTAATGTCTTGATTCTTCTTATCTTGTAAGAATGCAATTACATCATCGATACCATTACCAATAAGATCTGTTCCAAAGAAATACTGTGTACGACTCTTTCTGATAATGTTTTTAGCAATTGCTTCTTCAATTACGAAGTTAATTTCTTTATTAGGGTTGTTTACCCATTTAAGCATGAATTTCTCTGGAGATGTCTCAACCTGTTCAGAAAGCTTAGCTTCAACTAACTCATTAGACATTGTATCAGATTTCATACCATATAGACGCAAACACTTACGCATATCTTCTATGGACATCTTATCCAATTCTCTATAAGCTTCACGCTTAGCTTTATTAATACGATTAGTCTGTTCAGCTTCTGCATCCTTGTTAATCAATACATAATCCTTTGAAGGATTCATATTAGACAGTCCATCAGCTACACGTTTATGTCCTTTCAAGAACAAATACTGCAATTCATCCAATGGTCTATCAGTATCAAGAATAACATCCTTTTTACCAATCTTTACTGCAAAGGTATCCCAGAATTCACTATCTGGATTCAATTCTCCTTCTTGCTTACCTAAGGCTTTTTCTAATCTACGAGCATCAGCTGTGCTCAAGCCAGTGTAGATATTTCCGTTGCGTGTCCAATAAGGTCCTACATAATCATATGTAGTAGGCCATTTAGTAAGACCAGTCCACGGATTGACTTTCATGATTCTAACGATTACTTCCATAATACAAGTATTAGATTTATCAAGTTAGTAATAAAGGGGCGCCTTCACGCCCCATTTATATATTTTTATTATTCAAGGATCAGCTCACCGCAAGCACGAGGATCACGAAGCATGATACCCATTTCACCAAGGAAGAATACAGTATAACCGTCCTTACCGTTAGATCTCAGAGTATCTTTAGACTTAGCATAACCAGACGGAGCAACAGCACCACCAGTGTACCAAGTTACGAATTCACGATCTTTACGTACTACTTTCACGATATTAGCTTCGCCATCACGACGACCAAGATCCAAGAAAGTCATACGGTATGATTCTTTCGGTTTCAGAGTGATCGGATGAAGTTCACGGTTGTAAGTCGTATCGTCATACAACGGGAAATACTTCAATGTCAACTCAATACCATTAGTCATTGAGTAAGTCTTGAACTGACCACCAAACTTCAAGTTATCACCAGAACCAGTTACGAATACTGTATCAACCAAGTTCATGGTAGCTACTTTTTCTTTCAGGATGCGGTCAAATTCACGCATACCCATTTCACCAGTCAAGGCAACAAACTTACGTTCGTTAGTACCCAAACAGTTGTAAGACAGGTCAAACAAGAAGTCTTCCAACATTTCACCACTCAACTTAGTATAGTAACGTCTGTTAGACGGAGCGATCTGTTCGAGCAAACCAGCACCAATGAATACAGGACGACCGTTAGTACCCTTCAAGTTACAAGAACCATCTTTGTTAACATTAGTCTTCATGTAAACCAACATACGTTCACATCTCTTATACCATTCACGCAATGCCTTCCATTCCTGATAATCAGCCCACAGATAAGAAGTCTTACCAGTTGCGGGATCTTTCAGAGCGATAGCCATTACTGTAGAATAAGCTGAACCAGTGATATCGTAGTTAATACGGATAGTGGTAAGATAGTTACGCATCTTGAAGTGAGTGTTGTAGTTCAAGATATCACCCTCTTCACTATATTCTTCGTATGCAGAAGCAAGACGAGAAACTTGGCATCCAGCAGCAAGCCATTCAGAAGGAATATAAGAAGTCGGCTGACCATCAGCTACGAAGCAAGTATATACCCACAGATTACCATCTTGGTAAGGAGCACCTGCTACACGTACTTGGAATTCCTTGTTATCAAATTCAAGAATAGCACCAGGACCGAACCAGTTATCTTCCAACCACAACATGATAGGTGTATTACCCAAACCAGCTGTAGAAGTAGAAGTGATAGCAGCGCCATTCCATTTAGCATCTCTAATTGTTACGGCTCTGTCAGCATCGATCATTACAGACCATTCGAAAGAAGGCTGATCGATTGTCATAACATTACCAAGTCCACCTGTCAACATATCCAAAGAGGTGCTATAACCGCTATCTTTCATACCGAATACGATAGACAGTACAGAAGCAACCTGATACGGATTCTACTGAGAAGCATACGAAATCTTATTCGTATCAATCAAGTCAGAAAACCATTTACCTTTGTAGAGTTGGAGGTTATTAAGAATATTATTCTCCATAAAATACTAGTAATTTTAAATTTATTGTAAAATATTATTTATTATGCGACACGTAGTTGTCGTGTGAAGACGTCCCAAATAGAACCGTCGTCATTGCTGTTTACAGTCTGCTTCTTGGATTTAGTAGAAATACCTTTATTCTTAGTCAGACTAGATTTAAAAGTATCTATTGCGTCTCTCTTGCCCTTCTTTTTAGCAATATCAATGAGACTATCTCCCTTCATAGTGAAGTAAGCAGATGTAATTAAATTCTTTAGGCTCTTAGCATAATCTTTCTGATACCTGGTAACACCGTTTGCATCAGCTTTAAATATGTATTCCAACAAAGCACGTTTGTCTTTCTCAGGAACTTCTACGCCATATATGCTATTCATGCCTTTTATCTCAGTTACAACGTTCTCGAAAAACTCCTGTTGCTGTCTCTAAGCCTCTTCAGCCTACTTCTGTTGATTGACTAATAGCTGTTCTTTCTTTTTATCCTTAATCTCTCTAAGCTCCTCTAAAGCATCAATAGCCTCATCTTCCAAGATGCCAGCTTCTTCATACTTAGTAAGCTTCTTCTCAATCGACTTAGCTGAATAACCTTTTTCCTTCAATAGTTCCTTAACTACTATCTTCTGATTTATTTCGTTATCCTCCACCTCGATATCAGTAAGATCGATATCAGCATCAATACTAAAATAATCTTTAAGATTGCCTCCATTACGTACAAATTCATCCAACTTCTCTACTTCTTCACTAGAGTATTTAGGTGTAGAGTTTTCTTCAATTACTTCTTTAAAATAGTTAATCAGGTCCTCTGCAGTCTTAGGTTTCTCATCATCTTCTACATCATCCCAACCTAACTGTTGAGCAAGGGAATCAAAGAATCCAGTGATAACTTCTTCTTCACCAGTTTCGATTGTTTCTTCCTCCTCCTCTTCGATTTCCTCTTTCTTAGCCTTCTTAGTCTTCTTTACAGGTTCTTCCTCTTCTTCCTCTTCAGAATCATCAACATCTTCTTCATCCTCTTCCTCATCTTCTTCAGGTTTACGTTTTTCAACCTTCTTTTCTTTCTTAGGCTTACGAAGTTCTTCTAATTCCTCATCAGTCAGTTCCTCAGATGCTACATCCAGATCGTCTTCCAAGTTGTTTTCTATCTCTTCTTTATTAGTTTTATCTGCACCTACACTAGGGGTAAAGACGTCTAATATAGTCTCAAATCCGTTCAGTGTGTTCTTACTTTCCATAATTATATATAATTAGATTTTATTTTTTCTTTCTTTTCTTAGCCCATTTCTTTGCTTGAATAGCAAAATTTGCTCTCTTTTTCTATAGAGTGGTAGCTTTAGGGTTGTTCATTACACTGTGTGCATGGGCCTGTACACTTTGTCCTGCAGCCTTAGCTGACTTAGTAAACTTCCCTCTATTCTTCTTTTTAATATGTATCCCACCTTTCTTATAACTAGGTATCGGATACATTGGATATGCTATGTTCATTTTTGTATATATTTGGTCCTTGTGACTCCCTTTTTATCGTATATCATACTAAGTTATTATTTCGTTTTGCATTATCTACTAGCGGTACATTCTTAAAGTCCCTAAATAATATGCTAGGTTTTACATGTAACTTAAGCAGATCTTTCATATGCTTCTAACTATCAGGAGCTTTCATAATAGCATTCTAGAATTCTTTTACAGTAGTAGGATAAGTAAGAGGAGTGTAATGATTTTTCAAGTATTCTTCGAACTGGTTCATTATACTCTTCTTTTCAGTAGGTTCACGTAAATAATCATAGTACCGTTTAGCGTCTTCCTCAGTATTCTTATCTAACATGTATTTAGATCTCTCAAAAGATTCATACTTCTTAGGATGAGCCAAATCTCTTAAATAAGGATTACCATTTATACCTGTAGGATATGAATAATTATCTACAAGATGACCTACCTCATGTCTAATTAGCCCATCTGCCATATCTGATGGCTTCTAAATATTATCCGTAGAAAGATATATCTTTTCTCCCGATCTAGGACGAACTGAAGCAAAAGTCTTAGGATCTGACTGTCTAACTGGAGGAGTCATATTAACGTATTCATCAATATTCTCATAAGTATTTAGAAATTTATCATATACTTTTCTATATGACTTATAACCTTTGTTTATAAGATATTCTATGAAATTCATTTCTTTCCGCCTTTACCTTTTTTGCCACCGGATTTCTTTCCACCACAAGCCATAATTATTTCTCCTTATTAAGTAAGTTAAACCATGAATAATGCTTACGCTCTTTCAGGTAATTTAAATTATCTTGATTGTTGTAAGCTTCTCTCTCAAAACTGATAGCTCTATAAGCTTCTTTAGCTGTATAGTTCCATCTTTTACATAAGTACTCTATACCATACCAAATATAGAATGGTATATACAACATCTCTTTCATCTGAGCAGTATGTATGCTTTCGTGATTGATTACTTCATCTGATAACTCAGCATTACCTCTAACAAACAGTATGCCAAATAAGTTAATAGCTCTAAAACCTTTAAAAGGTATGATATTATTTCTGATAATCTTCATGTTATTTCTCTCCTACTGTTTTATTTTTCAAGGCCGTTCTAGCTTTCAATTTCTCTCTTTCCATTGCAGCTTTATCCTTTTGCTTCTGTAATCTTTCTTGTGCAGCTAACTTCTCTTTCTCTAAGGCAACCTTTTTATCTTCAATCTCTTTCTTCATGTTCTATTCACGAATCTTAGCGTTGAATTCAAACTGTTTACCTGCTTCTTCAGATGCTTGTCTTCTCTCTTCAAGAGCTTGAGCTGCAATCTCCATAGGATCTGGAATACCATTATTATTCTAGTCCATATCTTGAGTACCTCTATAAGAATTAAGTAAAGCTACTTTTATCTTGGTCTCGCTGTCTGTATCAATCTCATATTTCTTAAGATCCATTTCAGCTTCCTTAATCATCAGTTCTTCTTCTTTAGCTTCATTCTACATCTGTATCAATTGCTGTTCACGTTGTGCTGCAGCTTCCTCAGCGGCTTGCTGTTGTTCCATACGTTTCTGTTCAATATCCTCAAGACGTTGTTTGATCATACTAATATTATCCATAGTAATGATCTCAGCAATATCAAGTAAGCTAGCACCATTCTGCATAGCGGGTTGCATAAGTTGTTTAAGAGCTTCTACCTGCTGTTGATTCTTAGTAGTATCATCTACAAAGATATCCATATCCTCATAAAAGAAGTCATCAGATAAAGTCAAGAATGCTCTAGTAGCATCATCTAATACATAATGTAGGCATCTCTTATTGCTATCTTTCCAAGCTACTTTAGATGTATCTAGTAACATAGTAAGAGCTTCTCTCTTTACTTGATTATGTTGCCAGAACCAAGGTTCAGTAATATGTGCTGATTGTACCACAGATCTTTCTACATTACCTACTAGTTCATTAAATGCAATTGAACCTTCTCTCTATTTACTTATTCCTGAGATTTCAGCTACCATTGATTCAATCTTATCCATTAGATTAATGTATTGATCAATAGTATTAGCCATAGTAAGATCTAATGATTGGAACTAATTAAACTATGACGGCTTACCACCTTCACGTCCAGGTATATCCCAACCTTCTTCATATGGGTTAATGAATGCTACACCTAGAGCACCTAAGTAATGCATCCACTTATTAACGTCAATACCCATAGATTTAGGAATCTAAGTAACATCAATTACTGGTACTTTGCCTTTATCTCTAGCCATTGCAAGTTCAAGTCTATACCATAATACAATATACATATACTGTAATGGTTTCATCATACTTACTAATGATCTAGGAGAACTATTTGTATTGTTATATACTACTCCAGTATAAGGTAATTTCTATGAGTTAAGATTGTCTGCAGAGATATGTTGGTATTCGAGAGGTTGTATTCCTACATATAGTTCTTGACCTATTCTATAGCCTTCCCATACTTCAATAATCCAAGTCCATTCTACATTTAGCTCCATGCCAGTAACCTTGTAAGATTCATCTACTTGGAGTTCATCCACTATACCTGTTTCTGGATCTATGTACGATACAAAACCTATCTTCTTGAATGATTTCCAACAACAATGCCATACATTAATATTATCTGAAGCATTGAAAGGATTATCACCCGTAATGGACTTCATTTTAAAATGTGGATAGTCTAAAGAGTTTTTACGTAATTCAGGATCTATACCTCCTCTGCTTACGTCATCAATCATAAAAAGTAACTCATTTAGATCTTTCTCTGACATCTTATCATAGAATCTGTCATAGATCTCTGTAGCTGACATAATCATCTTACGACAGCACCAATCTGAGTCATGAATGAACTCTAAGTCTATACTCTAGTCATAACTAAAGTATAAAGGATTAACTCTCTCTAAGTAAGGATCACCATTAAGTATACCTACATAATATACTTCTTCTCCTGCAATCAGAGCATCTTTCCAACCCTTATAGAATTCATGTGTAACATTAAGTTTATTCTTTAAGTAATTAAGACTATGATAAGCAGTAGTTTCAGCAATATCTTTATAGTCCTTACTAATATATTTCTATATCTATTCAGGCTGCATTATCTCTCCGTTCTATAATGCTTCTTGATATCTCTACTGTTCTTCTGGTCCTAACTTACTCATGATAGTAGCCATAATATAGTCTTCTAACATCTATTTAGCTCTATCTTGTACTTCACTAGTTGCATTATCACTAGTACGTACAACTCTGAAGTTGAATGGGCGCTTAGTTTCTTCTCCCAATAATAAGTCTATCTTAGGCTTAATTATGTTGTAATCCTGTGCAGTAGCGGGGAATCCATCCTTCTATTTAAATGGATTAGTAACGTACAAGAGATCCTTCTCATTATAGATACTATTATATAGATCATAGTACGTCTACATCTCTTCGTATCTAGTACGTCCGTTCCTACCTCCTCCATTGCTAAAGCCTGATTTACCAATAATGTAATCCACATTGGCCTGTCTCCACTCTTTAGTTTTTTTAGACATTGGTAGCTTTTGCACTGGCATTGAACCAATATTTTTACTCTTCATATTATGTTAATTGAATGTATATACATCTTCATCGACTTGACCAAAGTTATCGTCATAACTATAGTCCTATGCAAAGACAGGTCCGTCGAATAATAACCTTTCTCTGTTTGTCTTTTTCTTCTCTTTAACAACTACATTATATAGTTGTTCTCGATAAATCATAACCTGCATAAACGCCATTACACGGTCAAAGTTTCCTGTGTCATTATAGGCTATAAGTTCTTCTAATAGCGGTTCTGATAGTATCTCATGAAGGTTCTTATGACCTGGTGATTTCTCATCATTTAGCCAGTCTTTAATCAATCCTTCACCCCATTGTTTGATCTACTTATTCATGTGACATCCCTTTTTCCTTTGTACTTTGGAGTTTCCAACAACATCGGAAATAATATCAGGTTGATCAGCAAGTAAGTAATCACAGTGCTTAGCAGTAAAATAAGGAAATAATCCCTTACGCTCATTTTCATACATGATTCTCCCATTGTAGTATATAGCTAACTTACGAAGGTTTTCATAGTATTCTTCAGCCGTAGGAGGACGTCCTGTGTACTCTGCCACAATGATGTCATAGTAGTTTTCAAAATTCTAAAATCTTTTATATACAAAAGTAGATCCTAATGAATTAGTACCAGATTGGTCATGGTCATAGGGGTCTACTCCAAGTATGTACAAACCAACAGGTGCATCTTTTACTGGGTGTTCCCATATAACTATAGCTCCAGTAGCATCTTGATTAGTCTCATATCCATCTTTATTCTTATTCTTAGATAGAGGGAAATGAGTAATATCTCCAGTCTTCTTTGGTATCCATTTAAGACTACCACTAGATTCCCATACTAGATCACCTACTTGTTTATGGTTTGTTAATTTCTTATTAGTGCGTATTCTAGCAAGTTGTTCTTGCAATTCTTTCTTAGGAAATATATTACCATTAAATTCCAAACATGCTTCAGATGGAGTAATACAACGCTCTGCAACATATCTATCTACTGCAGTAGAACTAGTAGCGTGATCTATTACTTCCTTACGTTGTCCTAGTACAAACTGCATAGCTGCACTAAGTATAGTATTCCCATCATCATCCATATATAAGCGTTTACCATGCTTATCACGGATATCAATATTTGCATATTGAGGTATAAAGAATCCACTATGGGTACCATCTACATTCTCATCCCATATGTTATTTAACTCTAAACAGTTATAACCTTTAGGGTTGTAGAACATATCTTTAAGAGTATAGAAGTTAGAGTCTTCATCACCACCTGTACCAAATGCAATCATAGTAGCAAATGCCACACCATCATTCTCTACAGAAGGTCTAGCAATCTGCCATGCTGCTCCTAACTCTTTAAAAGAACCAGCTTCTTCAAATAAGATTAAGTTAGCCTTCTTACCACGTACTACGTCAGGATTGTCCTTCAAAGTAACGCCAATGATTTCAGACTTATAACCTACTTCAATCTCATTACCATACTCATCTTTAACTAACATAGCTGCACGCTTACGTAATTGAGTATTTACTGATCTCTTCTTACCCCATGCAGTATGTTCATCTATAAAGTCTAAGTAGTCCCATGCCTTAGTAAGGATACCATCATCTGTTAGATACTGCTTATTAGAAGCATATACATATGACTTAGAATTAGGTATTAGATAGTAATTACGACATAACATAGAGGCTCCTTTATAGGAGTAACCTTTACGTCTAGACTTAAGTACACATAAGTGCTTACCCTTTAATTTAGCTTCATTTACACATGAAAAATAATAGTAGTCATAATCCCAAAAGTCAGGGAATGTAACTACCTGTTCTGATACTACTTGACCATTTACTAATCTATTTACAGTACGGTTAATAGGGCAATAGTTTAAATAAAAATAGTTATAGCCACTAATGAAGTCACCATCATCAGCAGTATAACCATTAATACATCTCTCCTGTTCCTCAGTCCAGAAGTTCATGTACTCAGCAGTACCCTTAGGATATATACAGTAAGAGCCTGTACGCATAAAAGTAAGCGCAGGCTATCTGAATTTATCACTATTCTTTATTTTCTATGTAAAGTTCACCATTAAATTGATTATTTATCCATTCTTCATCATGACCATCTCCTCCAAATAAGTTCTGGAGTAAGAGTCTTAAGTATTCTACAGATTTACAATATCCTTCATATAGAGGAATTTCAGCTAAACTATTATCTATTGCTATTATCTGTATAGCTTGCCTATCCTCTCTTATTGTTATTTTTAAACTAATAAATCGTCCACCTCGTGTTCTTGATAGAACGGTTCTTTAAACTTTAATTCAAAGCGCTCTTTCTCTATCGTCCCACGGGTTCCAATCTTCTTCTATAGGCACAGTTTCTTCATGATATTCTCTCATAATCTCTAAATAAAAAGGGACGCGTTTCACAACGAATCCCCTTCTTTCTTATATATATGAAAAAGTTTAAAAGGGAGATTTCTAGGATTCTTTAGTACTCCCCACCTGAGCTTTATTACCTCAGACTACCTATTCACTGTAATTACTTACCTAATAGGTTTCCTTCTGCTATCGTAATTTCAAAGGACAAGTATTTTAATTGGTAGCCCCACCAGGGTTCGAACCCGGACTAAGAGGGTTAGAGCCTCCTGTGCTAGCCGTTACACCATAGGGCAGTATTCAGGGCTTCTTTATAGACATGCCCTGTATATGTCTTTATGAACGTTTAAACAAGCCTTTGATACGCTTAACTATTCTCTTACGCCAAGGCAGTACTGTCTGACGTGCAGCTTCACAATCTGCAATAGCTTCTTCAATAGTCTTAGTTTCGTCTGTCAAATCCAGAATAATATCTGGCATTTTTGTTGCTTTTTCCATAATCTCTTAATTTGTTTATTAAAACGTTGTTGTTATAAAATTGGGTTATTTTGGTGTTATCTTCCTACACCTATAGATGGTAACTCGAATGGATTAACCTTAGCGTCACCTTTAACTCTCTTGGACTTAACTGCTTCTTCAGCTTTAACCATTACTTCAAGTTGTTCTATAGTCTCAATTACTTTACCTACATTAGTCATACCAGCAAGTAGATCTTTAATCTTTCTTTCATCTAGTTCTTCTTCTAATGAGTCTTTATAGTACTTTGATATACTATCTAGTTTGAGTCTCATATTGTTTAGCATAGTAAGAGTAGCTGTATTCTGCAAGAATATAAACTCATCTTCTGCTATCTTTTCCTCTACTGTTAGAGGATAATTCTCATCTTTGAAGAATAGATTCTTAAGTCTCTTAGATCTTGCTTCACTATCTACAATAGTCTTTACGTAAGGGCTATTATACTTGTTTTGAAGCACTATATAACTAAGTATGTTAGTAGCATGGGACTTATCTTTATCAAGCTCCCAGAGGGTTCTAAAAGGTGGTATAGCTAATGCATCCTCATGTATTACAACTTTACCACCAATTATATCGAATAATTTCATTTAGAAGGGTCTTTGATTACATCAGCTAAGTAATAGTTATCAATTACTACAGGTCTAGTTACATACTTGTCTTCATCATTGCTATATTTAGATAGAACTATTATAACATTACCTTCTTTGTAATTTACAAATCCCTCTTCAAGTAAGAGTCTTCCATCTGATTCTGCTACGAATACACTGCGTACATATATATCGTTATCTTTGATACTCTTTAATTGAAGCTCTTCCATAGTATCTCCAATAAGCTTGTATTCACAGCTATTACCGATTATTGTTTCCATTACTTATTTTATTTGTTTTATAATTAAAATGATATTCTCTACTCAATCTGTTAAGTATAACTTGGGCTTGTTGTAGAGAGCAATTAGGATCACAGTATTCAGGATTATTCAGATACTTCTGAATCTTCTGTTTGTACAGATCCATCTCCTGTTCTAGGGAGTCCTTCGTAATGTTCATTATATTTCTTTATTAGGTGATCTACTAAATCTTTTAATTCTTCCATATAAAGAAGCGAATCATAATTCGTTCTATATATATTTCCAACCTTACATAAACTAGGATGTTCTGCATCTATAATAGATTCTGGATCCCATTTGGTTACAGTAACTTCAATTCTACCATCATAAAATAAATACCATTTACTTATTTTATAGATACTATTGGTTTCATATTCAAGCTTTTTACATAGTTGTTTTATCTCTTCTTCAGCTTCTTTTTTATTAGCTTCTCTATCTTCAACTATTTTAGCTCTACGTTCTTTCTCCTTATCAGACACTAGACTTTCCATTTCATCAAGTATCTTATTAGTAGAATCTATCTTTTCTTCGATGCGCTTATTTAACGCACACAACGTAAGGTTCTCTTTAAAAGACTCTGTTTCCCATTTAGGAGCACAATGCATCATCGCAATCGCATTCCATGCGACCTGAGACAAATGTTCACAACCTGTTTCTTCATCCACTTCATGTCCTTTTTCATATTCAAGCAAGTGCCTAAATAAGGCGGCTTTGTATCTATCATAGCCATTTGGAAGGCTTTGCCAAGTATTCTCTCCATATTTTTCAGATCCTGCAGTGTAAACTTTGACAATCTTTTCAATTTCCTTGAGTGGTAGTAAGTCCCATCTGAGTTTCTTGTCAGCGAAATCATTTTTCTTTGCTTCCATATTTATCAATCATCTTTTGACACATCATCTCTGTATACTTAACTCTTTCTTCTAAAGTATTAGCACCTTCTGGTACTATTTCACTGAAGTATTGAGCTAGAGTATTAGTGAACTCTTCATAGGTAATCTTGTCATCTTTGATGCTTTCCTCTATTACTTTAAGCATTTCCTGCATTACTTCAGGAGCATCCTTAGCATTCTCTATCTCCATCTGAATGAAAGCAAGAGACATTTCTTTAGTTAATTCCATTTTGTTCTTTATTAAAGTTCATTACGTATGATCCCATAATACCAGCTATATAGCCAAGTAAGTAGATATAAGGCTCATTCTTATTGTTACTATCAAAATCATCTTTGGCATTCATACCTATTAATCCTTGCCACATTATATCTGTTGCATGACCTGCTTCATGGCTAATTATATCAAATAGGTGGCGATAACTGTAAGTAATTATCTCTTCATCAAAGAGAGTAAGAGAACCTTTATCTCTAGTCTTTTTTTCTCTAACTACATAAGTAATACCAGCTGCAGAATCAAAATCTAGATCATTTACCTCAATAGGTTCATCTGCTAACATTTTATCTACTGTAGTAAAGAAGTCAAATTTACGTAATACTTCTTCCTTATCTGACAGTACTCCTGTCCACACATTATAAGGATATAATTTTATATCAGTCTTCTTTATCATCACTTACTATTTTGTAGATACTTGCTATAGCTTTATTACTTAGTAAATATAAGTATAGATATACTTCATCTGATAGCTTATACGTAGTATCTGGGGTTATTATTTCGCTAGTGGCATCATTGCAGAATATACTACAATGATCTTTCTAGCCTGTTGGATAAGACATCTTATAGTAGACCATATGCTCTATAAGCTCTGTAACTATCTCAGTTCTTGGGATCTTCGCTAGTCTTACTATTTTTCTTTCCATATGATTTCTTAATTTTGATTTTACCTAAGTAAGTGAATAACAAAGGTCTTTCATCACATTCTGTGATTCTCCTATTAGCAAATAGGAATGGATGATTACATATAACTTTAATTACCTACAAAGGTACGTTATACTTTTTACTTAGCTCAGAATATATATTCGTTCCAGTTTGTGACATTTGCAAGTTCCTTCACATTATAGAATCTGCTATCAAGCAGAGCATTCAACTTAGATTCTTTATCTCCAAATGTGCCAGGTCTTACTGTGTTTATTAGGGTAAAAAGATCACTACTGCAAGCATCCCATGAGCTTAGCCAAGTGTCTTTATCTTTACTATTAGTAGTAATCAAAGTAAGTAGAGCCTTCAACTCTTTCTTACTGTAACTCTTTTTAGGTTCTACTACTACACTACCAGAGTTCTTGCCAAATACATTGATTAAGGCACATTCATCTCCAAACAGAGTAAAGTAGTTATAAGGTAACTCTTTACCTCTTAGTTTGTACCAGAACTTCTTCAGCCAACCATAATCTTTCTGAAGTAAGATAGCTCCTGGGTTAATTGTAATATATTGTATATTCATATTATTCTTTATCTAGTCTTAGTACGATTGTAATTTGTACTCTGTCTCCAATCACTTCGGGTATCAATGCAGGATTAACTGTCCATTCATCGTCTGCTTTACCCTTTACAATCAGACCTTTATCTCTTAGTCTTCCTATATATCTACTTAGGTTATCACTAGTAATGCCAGTAGCAGTCTTCAGATAACGTCTGTTTTCGGTGCTAATAACATTCTTGCTGTAACCAGGGAGCTTAGGAGTATTAACATCTAATTCGATAAGTAATACCATTAAATCCTGCTCCCTAGTAGTCAGCTAAAGTACACCATCAAGTGATTTGAGGAATTCTCTGTAAAGATCTGTCTTGCGAACTGTCTTTACTAATTTATTCATGAATTGATTACTTCTTTGATTTTATTTAGTACCTTTGTGATATTATAATGTACTGTGTCAGCTTCCACTTTTACACAAGTAGGTATCTCACCTTTATCATACTTATCCTGAACTGTTTTACCATCTTGTTCGTATTGATCAAGCATTTCATCAATCATCTCAGATACCTTGTTAAGTTTGTTTTCTTCTATAGACATTTCAGGTTCGTTGTCAAATGCTTCCAAAAAGCCTTCCTCTACAAACTTATCTGCAGTCTCTTCATCTACGAACATAGTTCTGTACCCACCATTGGATGTGATATCGAACTCAAACAAATCACTATCTTCATTGTAAGTAAGGACATCACCTTTCTTTGCACATGCAAACTCTTTAATTACTTTATACTGTTTCATAATAATTATTATTTAATAATACTTTTAATAGTTGTTCAATATCCTATACGCTTTAAATGTTAAAAGGTTCTATTATATTAACATTTGTTAACTTATTAAGTATATATAAACAAAAAGGCTAGATCCGCAGACCTAGCCCCACAACAACTATTAATACGCATTAATATGTTATTTTACTTTCTTCTTAGCTACAATATCGTAAGGTTTAACTAACTGACTGTCCTTAAACAAGTCGAAGTCTTTAGCAAACTTCTTACCAAATACTACTGTATCACCAATATTAATATCAGTATCTTTGTACGCATCTGGTATGGAAAGTACGATACCTAATCTCCACTCTGATTCTACTTCTTTTACTTCTGTCTTAGTCTCAAACTTCTCAAAACCATCTATATCAAGTTCACCTGTACCAACCGCTTCAGTTATCTCTTTCTCTAACATAATTGGTTCCAATGGTTTAACTAGGACATCTTTCAGAGGAATGTATTCCATATTGTTTACTACTGTTTCTAGTACTTTATCTTCCATAATCTAATATTCTTTTACTTCTTTTCATTAACGTACTTTTCATACATTTGTTCCTGATAATCTTCAAATTCTTTCAGAAAATCGAATGTCTTTATGAGCTCTATTCTTCCTTTACCAAATATCTCATCAGCTTTAAGTACGTATATTTTACCATCGTTAAACTCTCTTAATACCATAACGCCAGGAACATAAGTTTTCATACTTCCTACATCATCTCTTAAGTATAACTCAGCTACTTCATCATCCTTACATCTAAGAGCGTTTGTTAATTTTCTAGATCTAACTTCTAATTTTGCTATCTGCTTATTCAAATCAATAGCTTCTCTAGCTAACTTATCTCTATCTATCATTTCTCTACTAGCTTAAGTATGTTACCTGCTGCTACACACTGTCTTAATGCTCTTGGAGGACAAGTCTCCTTCTTCTGAAAGTAACAACCATCACAAAACCCTTTATTAGGTATTACTTCAAATGTCTTCCCTATAATCTCTACTTTTGGATATTCTATCTTACTCATCATTGACCTTTCTTA